GCATCTTCCGCATCTTCGATGGGTTCTTTAGCATCGTCGGCATCATCGGCATCGACAAATTCTTCCAGATCTTCATCTGATTCATCAAGTAATGATGGTGAAAAAACACCAGCTCAAATAGCTGCTTGCGTTCGTAATGTAGCTAATTTTAGTCATGTAAAACCATTTCATTTATTAGATAAGAAAAACTTCAATCCCGAATTATTATCATATTATTTAGAACAAGCCGCACCAAAACTAGTAAGTTTATTTGAAAAAATAGAAGCATTAGATGCGGCTGACATGAAAAAAGAAGGCAAAGTTTTTAAACATATGATTTTCACTGATAATAAAAGCAGTTCTTATGGAGCCAAGATCATCGCATCTGCTTTTATTTCCAAAGGATTCCAGCCTTCTTTCCATGTTCAAGGTACTGGATTTACCCTTCATCCTGAAACTAAATTAATGGAAACCAAGGGTAATAATTTTTCATTATTAATGAGCAAAACGGTGTATGATCGCCCAATGAATGTTAAATTCAAGAAAACAGTTTTAGAAATGTACAATCGCCGTCCAGAAAACACCCAAGGAGAATTAACTCGTTTCATCATTTTAGATCAAGGATTTAAAGAAGGTATTGATTTATTCGATGTAAAATATGTACATTTATTTGAACCCCTTGTCGTAAAAGCGGATGAAAAACAAGCAATTGGTCGCGGTACTCGCTTCTGTGGTCAACGTGGATTAGAGTTTCACCCTCGTTTTGGCTGGCCTCTTTATGTGTTCCGTTACGAAGTAAGTATTTCACCAAAAAGCAGACTTGAATTACGTGGAGCAAAACAAATGTTTGAACTTTATTTAAAATATGCTGATATTGATTTACGAAAAGTTGTATTTGCGGCTGAATTAGAAAACGCGGCTGTAGAGGCGTCAGTAGATAAAGAATTAACACAAGCCGTTCATAATTTTTCGATTGAAAAACCTGCTCCAATCTTACAACAGGGTGGTATAGTATTAAGATCAAACGTACCCAAACCACCTTCTAAAATATACAATAGCTTATCAAATATGCGCGCCCATATAAATAAGGGTTACAAGTTGTTTTCATATCCCAAGGTGAAATTAGAAAATCAATGTAAAGACATGACTGGAGGTGTCAAACCACAATTAGTTCAATTTACACCGACCCAAGACTTTATTCGTCATTATTTCCAACCTGAATCAGCATACAAAGGTATGTTACTATTTCACTCAGTTGGAACTGGTAAAACATGTAGCGCAATTGCGACAGCCAGTACAAGTTTTGAAAAAGAAGGTTATACAATTTTATGGGTAACTCGTCATACACTCAAGAGTGATATTTGGAAAAATATGTTTCAATGGGTTTGCAGTATGACAGTTCAAGAAAAATTAAAAGATGGATCCCTTAAATTACCCGCAAACCTTGGCAACCCTAAAAGATTTGCCCCACCTGAATGGATGGAACCCATTTCCTATAAACAGTTTAGCAATATGTTACTCAAGAAAAATAATATTTATAATGAAATTGTTAAACGTAATGGCGCAAAAGATCCTCTTCATAAAACATTAATTATTATTGATGAAGCTCATAAACTATATTCATCAACTGTAGTTGGTAGTGAAAAACCACGCACTGATATTTTAGAAGAAATGATTCAAAATTCATACAAAGTCAGTGGTAAAGATAGCGCCCGTGTTCTATTAATGACTGCCACTCCATATACAGAAGATGGTATGGAAATGATTAAATTATTAAATTTATTACGCGAAAAGGATCCTTTACCTGCCGATTTTGATGATTTTAGCAAAAAATACTTAGATGATCAAGGATTTTTCAAACAAAAAACATTAAAAGAGTTTCAAGATGATATTAGCGGCTATATAAGTTACCTAAATCGTTCTCAAGATGCTCGTAACTTCGCTCATCCTGTATTAGAAGATGTATTTGTAGAATTAACAGAAGAAGCAGAAGAGCCTGAACCTGTATTAAATTCAAAAGGAAAACCGATTAAAGAAAAAATAGTTGGTAAATATGAAAAATGGATGAAAGAAATTCGTGAAAATATGAAAAATAAAAAGGTATTTATAAAAGACGCAAAAAGTGATTATAAAGAATGTATAAAAGAGCAAAAAGGTGCTGTTAAATTACAAAAATTAAAAATTGCTGCTAAGATAAAAGAGGAAATTGAACAAATAAAAGATGACAGAAAAGATGAATTGGAAGAATGTAAGGAAAAACCAGTTAAAGAACGTAAAGTGTGCCGTGAAGAAATAAAAGAAAAATATAATACTATAATTGCTGAGAAAAAGAGCGAAAAGAAAGATACTATTCAACAGAACAAAAATGAAGGATGTATTGAACCAATGAATGATTTAAATGAATTATTAAGCGAATTACAAGAAATTAAAGATGAACAATTACAAGTAAAAGGTTATCAGGAAGCCATTAGAACCCAGTTAAAAGAATTATCAAAAGAATCTGAACACTTACGTGAAATATATGAAGAAGACAAACCCAAATATAAAAAATTACAAAGATCGAATAAGGCTGAATCAAAGAAAATACGTGCTATAAAAGATAAGGTTAAACGTATTGAAGCAATGAGAAAATACCGCACAACAAACTTAAAAGATTTGAAAGAGTTTAAGAACAAAATAACTGCTATGAAAGCACGTTTATCAGCCATTAGAGAAGCTCGTAAATTAATTAAATTACAATTAGGTAAAATAAAATTAACAAAAATATCTCAAAAATTAGCACTCGAAAAACGTTGTAAAATATAAAAATAAGTAAGTATAAATAATATTTTTATTTATTCTAGAAAATATTTATAATCGGTATTATAATTATTTTTATATTCTTTAAAAACTTTTATTGTTTTTGTATTATTATCTATAAAATATTCTCCTTTACATAGCATTTCACGTGCTATTTTTACAGATATATAATCGATTGAACCATCAATTACATTAATTGTACTTGTTTTTTTACAATAGCCACTAACAGAAATAGATGTACTTTCATTTAGATTAGCATTTAGGTTAGGATTAGGATTAGGGTTGATAAAATATTTACAATTTTTACATAGAGGAAACTTATTTTCATTGATTAGAGGTACTTTTACAAAATTTTGTAAATTGGTAGTAGGTTGTGTAGATATTTTAGAGTGAAACATATTAAAGTTTATATATTATAAATAATAAATATAGCTTTATATCAAATGCTTCTTTCTAAACACACTATTGGTAATGTTCGATTATATGATTTAAAAAGCAAAATAAATACAAATTTAATTCGTAGTGATTTTAATAAAATTAAGTACCCTTACAAGAATGTGTCTCGTTTTAAATATATCGATACACATAAAATTATTAAATTAGAAAATAATCAGAATTACCCAGATTTTAAAATGATTCATAGTTCTGGTAGTGAAGAAATGGTTTATTTATCAATGTTATTTTTCATTGAACAAAATAAATTAGAAGTAAATACGGAAATATTATTAGAAGCATTTCATATGAATCCGTATAGTTATAATGACACGGAATGGTTTAATGATAAATCAAATAAAAAAGCTATTTTATGTGTACAAAAAGAAGGTGTTCGAAAATCCATATTTGAATTAACAGATGATATTTTACTTACGAAAGAAGGATTTAAATGGGATATTTTTCCCGGGGAAATGATAATCTTTGATTCAGATAAAGTGAATCAACGTTATTCAAAAAATGAATTCGAAAATGAAGATGGGTTTCAAGATTTACTAATTATAAAATCAACATAGATTTATTTAGTAAATGCGTGTGGAGCATAGATACCTTGCGAAAAGACAGCTGCTGTTCCGAGACCCATAAATATAATTGTATTAACCCAAGAAAGAACCGTTTTTCCAAAAAATTTCCAATTAACTCCCTCCATTCCTTCGATTAATCCAACACCCATAATACCACCTGTAATACATTGAGAGGATGATGTAGGAAGACCGTATTGTGACGCGATCATTATAACAAATGATGTAGCTAATTCAGCTGAAAATCCTCGTGTTGCTGTAATTTTTGATAATTTAATACCTACAGCTTGTGTTACTTTATAACCGTACGTTGCCAAACCAATAACCAGACCAGTCGCACCTATAATAATAATCCAAATAGGTGATGATACAGATGTTTGTATTTTATTGGTATTTACAATATCCCATATAGCAGATAATGGTCCAGCCATATATCCTACTTCAGCAGCACCGTGTGCGAAAATTACACATATAGCTGAGAATACTTGTAGATATTTAAATACGTTTTCAGTTTTCGGATCAAATACCTCTGCGTTTTGATGTATTTCTGCGATTGTTACATCTTCGTCAATTATTTTATGAATATCTTGGTTAACTCCTTTCAGTAATACCATACTATTCTGTTTTGAAGATTCGGTTTCGATGATTACTTCTTCGACGACAGGGATTAACTCTTGTTTTTCGATATGACGTTTTAATAAGGGAACGCCTACAATTCCTGTTAGTAAACTAGATCCACATGCTATAATACTTGTAACCCATAATGTTTTTTGATCAGACCAATTATCATTTCCTTGGAGAGATTTTTTAGCACCTTTTGTAAATACAAAATAGATATTAACCCATGTTGTTAATAAAACCAGTGGAGGCATAACATAATAGGATAGTTGATACGAATTAGGGCGTCTTAAAATAAGTGAACGCGTTGACCAAAAAATAAATGCGGATGTAGCGCCCGTTAAAATTGGAGATACAAACCATGACAGTGCGATAGGTAAAAAACCTTTATATGGGGGAAATGATTTAGGGTCAGATTTAATCCAAAGAACACCATTCTTTCCACCATATACGAGAGAGAATCCAATAATACCACCTATAATTGAATGGGTGGATGATACATTTAATCCATAATAAGATGTGCTTGCTAACCAAACGGTACCAATAACTAAATTACACATCATACCATAAGCATATACCATTGGATTACTTTTAAACACAGCGATATCAGCAATTCCTCCAGCAATTGTATCAATCGATACACGTCCTAACACGAGCGCGCCTGTAAATTCAAAAATTGCTGCTAAAATAACAGCTTGTTTCATTGTAAGTGTTTTAGCACCAACAGAAGTACCAAAAGCATTACCTACATCATTTGCTCCGGTACCCCAACCAAAACCAAATGCGCCGATTGTACCTACAATGAAAATCCATAGATATTCTGATAACATTCTTTCTTAACTGTGTATATATATTAATTGAGATATCCTTATATACAATGTAAATAAAAACTTGAAATTTAATTATTAACTAATTTAATTACAATAATAAAGATGAGAGGTATTTACGTATTGGATTTAGATAATGGTAATATTTTAATAAATATATCTGATTCAATTCAAGATGCTGAATTACAAGCAGCTGTGCTTTTACGAAAATATGAATCTTCGGCTAATTTCGATGGTTCCTATCATTATTATCCAATTCTTAAAAATGAACAGGAATCCGCAGCCGAAAAACGTATTTATATTATGATTGCTAAAAAATATGGATTAAATTGTATTATGGCACGTTCAGAATTACTAGAATCAATTGGCAAGGGTACATGGGGTCCTGATATGGAAATACGACGTATATTAAATGTAGCATCGAGTGGTTCATTTCAGCCATCCTCGATTGAAAATGAAAAAGAGCAATTTCCCATATCAATTTAGTAAGTTAAAGCATATATAATCCTTTTTGTTAAGTTTTGATTTTAAAACTATTTAAAAATAAAAATAAACCTTTTAAGTTTTTTATAAGATTTTTTAATTTGAGTAAGCTAATCCACCCATACCAGACATGACGCGGAGAACGTTGTAAGATAAGGCGTATACGCGGATCTTGGCTGTGCCGGATAGACCACTGTGTCCAATGTTTAGGACGGCAGAGTCAATGCGGGACATGTTTAAGGTGCCAGAGGGTTGATGCTCTTCGGGTTTTAAGGCGAAGGAGTATACGTTGATACCCTCGTTGGTGGGGATGTTCTCGTGATGTTGGTAAGGTTGAACTAAGTTGAAGTAGTCACCGGCACGTTCGGCGAATCTATCATGACCGTTGAGTTGGAGTTTGGCGGTTGTGCATAGATTGACACCAGTGGTTTCAGCGGCGTTATCAGTGAAGTTGAACCAGTCGTTGGAAGATGTACCAACAACGGCGTCACGTTGGATAACCCAGACAAGTTCCTTAACGGGGTGGTTGAAGTTTAACTTGACTTTGGAAGCAACGGCGCTGGATTGAACAGATTCATCACCTGTGAATTGAAGTTGTTCAATGAGGTATTCGTGGCTTAGTTGGGCGAATCTGCGGCGTTCATCAGTGTCTAAGAAGATGTAATCAACCCATAGAGAGGCGGAAGCGAGGGAATCGCCAGAGCCTTGGGCGGATACACCGTTGCCAATGGGGGCGTTCATCTCGGCTTGGCTGCGGAATTCAAGGTTTACCTTAACTTCGTGGTATTGGAGAGCAATTAAAGGTAAGGCAAGTCCTGGGTTGCGGCAGAACCAGAATTCAAGGGGAACGTATAAAGTGGCGGCGGTGGCAATTGGGATATCGGCACCAACCATCTTTTTGTAACCGTCACGTTTACCTGTGGGTAAAGAGAGTTCGTTCCAGATGTACATCCAGTCACCGTATTGTTTGTCAATGCGTTGACCACCGATTTCAAGTTCAACGTTCTTGACAAGGACTAAACCAGCGTAGTCAGTGTATTTCTCACCAGCACCTAGAGCGGGAAGAGCCACTTGTAGGTACATGCGATGGATGAGATCACCATTGCGGCTGATTTGGCATGTGACACGGCGACCGAAGTCAGCGGCACCGTTGAATGTTTGTTCAATGGATTCCATGCTGAAGTTGGTGTGGCGTCTGTAAATCACTTTGAAGAAAGTAATTTGGGGGTTGCCGGTTAAGTAAACGTCTTGTGCGCCGTAAGCTACGAGTTGTAAAAGTCCTCCGCCCATTTCTTTGGATACTATTAACAAAGAAAAAAATTAAAATAAAATTTTTGTGTAAAAATAAGTACATATTGTTTTACCATTAGGCTTCTAGTTAGAGTAAGCTAATCCGCCCATGCCAGACATTACACGTAAGACGTTGTAAGATAAGGCGTATACGCGGCATCTGGTGGCAGAGGCAACGGTTGTTAAGTTTAGAACAGCGGAGTCAATGCGGGACATGTTTAATGTACCAGATGGTTGATGTTCCTCGGGTTTTAAGGCGAAGGAGTACACGTTGATGCCAGGGTTGGTGGGGATGTTTTCGTGATGTTGGTAGGGTTGAACTTTGTTGAAGTATTTGCCCTCGCGTTCAGCGAATCTATCGTGACCATTGAGTTGGAGTTTGGCAGCAGAGCATAAGTTAGCGCCGTTTCTGGTGTAGTCAGTGCCGTTGGTGTCGTAGTTGCCGAAGTAAGAACCGGCGGCTTCTTGCATGACCCATACAAGTTCCTTGACGGGGTGGTTGAAGTTTAGCTTGATCTTGTTGGCTCCAGTGCTGACGGTTTCCTCACCAGTGTATTGGACTTGTTCAATTAAGTATTCGTGGCTTAATTGAGCGAAGCGGCGACGCTCATCGGTATCTAAGAAGACGTAGTCAACCCATAGAGAGGTGGTGCCCATGGTACCGGCAGTGATACCGGCATTGGCAGCGCTCTCGAATTCAAGGTTAACCTTAACTTCGTGGTATTGAAGGGCGATGAGGGGTAAGGCAAGTCCTGGGTTGCGGCAGAACCAGAACTCAAGGGGAACGTATAGGGTGGTGGTGGTGGTTGTAACGGCATCGGCACCAACCATGTTCTTGTAACCGGCAAGTTTGCCAGCGGGGAGAGAGAGTTCGTTCCAGATGTACATCCAGTCACCGTATTGTTTGTCAATGCGTTGACCACCGATTTCAAGCTCTACGTTTTTAACGAGGGCTAGACCGGCGTAGGCACCAGCAGCCCATGTAGCACCAGTGACGGAAGCTTGTAGGTACATGCGGTGAATGAGATCACCGTTGCGGCTGATTTGGCATGTAACGCGGCGACTGAAGTCGGCAACACCGTTGAATGTTTGTTCAATGGATTCCATGCTGAAGTTGGTGTGGCGTCTGTAAATCACTTTGAAGAAAGTAATTTGGGGGTTGCCGGTTAAGTAAACGTCTTGTGCGCCGTAAGCTACGAGTTGTAAAAGTCCTCCGCCCATTTCTTTGGATACTATTAACAGAGAAAAAAAATATATTGGAAAAAAACGTATTTATTGATTTAAACATTCCTAAATTCACAAAACATAGAGATAATGTTTAAAGAAAAGACTTCCAAGAAACGTTCTATTTTAAATGAAGTACATAAAAAAGATTCGTCTACTCTTGATGAAAAACATAAGCAAATGATACAAACAATTCAAGATAATATTATACATAAAGATACGTTAAGTAAAAGGCATAATGAGTATCAATCTAAATTATTAAAATGGAAACAACAAATTCAAGATTTGTATAATGAACAAAAGCAAGATACACCGGAATATATGATTGCCTGGGATAGTAACCTATATTATTCTGATAAATTACGTACCATTAAACGTGAATTAATAATTTTAAATGATGAAACAAAAGAAATAGAATATTATGAAAAGACCGGTACAATATTATTCAATTATTATGAATTAATTACAAAACAAGAATCAATAATAAACCAAGGAGCCCAACAAGCAACCTCCGGAACAGTCGCATTACCTTCCGTTAAACATCGTAAAAAACAATTACCGACAAATCAAAAAAATATTTTAGATGCCTTTCATATTTATAATAATCAACCAAATATTGAAACCGAATTATCTTGTCAAACTGTATTAGAAACACCAGAATGCCCTCATAAAGACAAGATGAGTTTAGTAAATGATTATCTTTTAGCGATTGATTGTGATCATGTAAAACATATTAACGATACTATAATAAATGATTGTGCCAGTTGTAAAATACCATTAAATTGTATGATTCAGGAAGGCATTATGATATGTCCAATGTGTGGATATCAAGAATTATTATTGGTTGAACAAAATCGCCCCATTTATCGTCAATCAAATAAAGAGGCGTCTCATTGTACGTATAAAAGAATCAATCATTTCAATGAATGGATCAGTCAAATTCAAGGAAAAGAAAGTACGGATATTCCTGAAGAAATTTTCGAAAAGATAGTGAATGAAATTAAGAAAGAAAAGATTAAAGACCTTTCGAAACTGTCGTATAATAAAATGCGAGAAATTCTAAAAAAATTACACAGTAATAAATATTACGAACATATATATTATATTATTTATCGATTAAACGGCATTCCAGCGCCAAATTTTTCACCGGATTTGGAGGAAAAACTTCGTAATATGTTTAAAGAAATCCAGGTACCCTTTTTAAAATATTGTCCACCAAATCGTAAGAACTTTTTATCGTATAGTTATGTTTTATATAAGTTTTGTCAATTACTTGAAAAAGATGAATATTTAAAATATTTTTCGCTTCTAAAGAGTCGTGAAAAGCTTCATGTTCAGGATCAGATATGGAAAAATATATGTGATGATGTATTCTGGGAATTCATCCAATCGATTTGATTTGATTTGAATATAGATTCAAAATAGAAAAAATAAATGGTAACTATCTTATCCGTTCCGTTATGTTATGTTATATTAACAGATGATTAAGGGAATCCGACAAGTTTGAAGCCAAGACCTAAACCAGCGCCTTGACGAGTGGATGCACTGATGGAGGGGGCAACAAGATCTAGGATAGAGAACATAGCCGCAGCGGTTAAACCGAGGAGGATGATTTTATCCATGGATAGGGGTTTGTCGGGTAGGATGGCGGCAACAATACCTACAACTAAACCTTCAATGAGGTATTTGACGATGCGAGTGAACATTTCTTGATAATCGAAAGTATATTCCATGAGATTCTTTTATATTTTAAGAAAAGAAAAAATTTATTTAAACAGAGTTTTTATAATAAACATTATATGACTCAACAAACTGTATCAACCAAAGAAGTTGATTACCTCGACGAAGACAAAGCCATTCGCGGACAAAACTATGTATGTTTATCTTTCCTTTCCCCTGAAGAAATTCTAAAGGAAAAAGAGGTTTACTATTTTGAAAAATACCTAGCTAATTTTTCGAGAGATCTAGATCAATTACTTCAAGGTATTGCTGAAAAATACAAGGATGAAAGTGACGCCGTTAAAATCATCCGTGAAAACAACAACCATCTGTTCAAAGGTGATGAACTCCAAGAACATTACCGTTTCTTCAAACGCACAAATGAAGAATCGATTGAACGTGAATTCCTTGAAAAGAATGATTTTAGAACTTCAGTAAGAGGTATCAAAGTGCGTGGTGTTTTTGAAACACTAAAAGAGGCACAAGTTCGCGCAGAGCTTCTTCGCCGTATGGGAGACACTAAGTTTGATATTTTCGTAGGACAAGTAGGTGTATGGTGCCCTTGGTCTCCCAATCCCGAAGACATTCAAGAACAAGAGTATGCTGAAACTCAACTAAACACCCTCATGAAACAATACAAGAACAACATGACACAAAAAGATGAATTCTATGAATTGCGCAAACAAGAAAAGATGGCAGATGCTCAAAAAAAATTACAAGAAAGTCTCGCTAAAAAAGATCCCCTAACTGAACGTAAAGAAGCGGAAGCCGCGGCCGCAGCAGCAACTGAGATCGACCCTCCTGTAAACCCAACCATTGAAGAAATGGACACTGACCCAGTTAAACCTGAATAAAAAACGTATAGTCTCATAGTAGATAATACATAATGAAAGCAGTGGCGGTATTTTTATTATTTATAGGAATGTTTTTGGTTGTTCAAGGATATTACCAACAGTCATCTAAATGTCCTACACCAACCGTTGAAGTAAAATATATACCTCGCAGCTTATATGATGAACAATTAAGCGATGAAAAGAAATTACAGGTACACTTTAAGAGTTTATTCGAAGAGGTTACCCCTTGGATTTTAACACGTCAATAATAATTATAAAAAGAGTCGTTTATTTTTTTAAGATAAAATAAGATTTTGTATTGTATAAGAAGAATGCTAAACGGATTTTATTTAGATTTTATATCACATGTTCAAACAAACAAGGTACCATTAGATGTTGTTTCTAAAAAATATGAAATATGGAAAGAAGATCAAATGCAAAAAACAAGAGAAATAAATGATCGCATAACAAATTATAATTCAACAATTTTACAAGCACAAACCGATTATGATACATATTATAAGCAAGAATATTTAGATAAAATTAAAGAATTTAAATCACATTTTAAGAAAAGTTCCATATCTAAAAGACAGGCAGCTTTGGATGAATGGATTAATTACCATAATGAAAAAATAGTAGAATTTGATCAAATGGAAAAACCAACAATTTATACATCTAAGTACAAAGAATATTCTATCCAATAAAGTTAGAATCAATCATGGCTAAATTTGTATTTCATTGGGGTGCTTTTATTGTAGCGTTAGCTATTGGTATGTTATTCGTATATGTTCGCATTCCTACACCAAAAATTGTAATTAAATACCCTAACCCAGAAAATGCCGGTAAAGTCGTTTATAAAGATGAGGCAGATAACTGTTATACTTATAACGCATCTAAAACAGAATGTCCCGCAAAAGAATCAGACAAAGAAGCTCAACCTGTATCTATTTAAAATATCATAAAGATATAGAGAATTCGATTCACAATGGGCTTATTACCAAATGTTACAACACTTACAGATCGTTTATTTTATCAACCAGCGGGTCAAATGTTTGTATCTGCATTATTTGGTGTAGCATTAGCTTTAACATTTCAAAAAGTATGTAAAGATCGTAAATGTATTATGATTCAAGCTCCAGATATTAATCAAATGACATCTAAAGTGTATGATTTCCAAGGCGAATGTTATCGTTATAAAACAAAATCGGTGAAATGCCCAACAGATAATACACCTATTATTTCTTAAATTAAGCGTTTAAAATCATTTTATTTTTATATCGTACGTAAATAACGACAAATGTCTAGCACACCTATTTCAAAACTACCTATCAATAACCCGAATTTACAAATTACTGGAGATTCTCAAGAAGATGATCCAGAAGTTCAAGCAGTGCTTCAGGAAGTAAACGAACAACAACAACATCATCAAGCACAGCCTGTATATCGTCCAGCTCCCCCTGCTTATCGTCAACCTCAAGCTTCAGTAAATTATAAAGCACCAGCTCATATCGAATCAATGGAACAATCTCAATGGTTAAATTCTGAATTAGCGAAGAAAGCTATCATTGCTGCTATAATTGCTGGAATTATGTTTTATCCAAAAACATTGACATTACTTTATGAAAAGGTGCCTATGATATCAAAATTTGAATCGTATGATTTATTTATTCGTATTGCCTTATTAGCTGTTGTTTTGTATGTTTTAATGTGGAAGTTGAACTTATAATTTCTTTCTAGATATATAAGAGAATGTTCCGTGAATCATTTGTAGATGAAACAACTTCTAAAAGTGTTGTTAGTAAAACATTTATTACAGTATCCATTGTAATTTTAGCTATGATATTTACTTTATTATTTATCTGGAGTTATCAAAAAAGTTATAAATTATTTATAATGATTTTCTCAATTATTATATTTATTTTCGCATTATTAACTGTAATCTTTGTTACGCTAACACGTTCTAAATTAAGTGAATTACAATTTCGCATATATTTAAGTGTAACTGTATTTATGACATTAATGTCCCTTATTATGATAATATTTTTCACTATATTAGCAGTGGGACATTTAAAAAAAATAAATGAATTGACACCCCAAGCAACAGCATCATATTCTGCTCCCCAATATCAACAACAATATGCCCCGGCTCCTCAAATGGATATGTACAATCAACAAACTCCTTACGGATCTCCTGTTAGACAATCACTTCTTTAATATATAATAAATAATAATTAATAATTAATATATTAAAGATTTTCAGTGATTTCATTTGAATATCCAGGTAATATTTCTAAACCTTGAGCGCCATATACATCTTCACCATAAACGCCTTGAATACCTTTCCACTCTTTTTTATAATTTTCTTCATCAATGATAATATTATTTTGCGCACTACGTAAATGTTCAGGTGTGATATAATCTAACATTTTTTCATCATTTTTATTATTATTATATCCCCATGGAACTTGTAAATTATACATTTTAAGAATAATAGTTATCAGACCAAGTGTTAGAATAAATCCGGTAATGGCATCAATAAATAACATTATAATTATGATTAATGTAGAAAGAATGTAAAGCCATTCTTTTTTAACTAAGAAAGAGACAAATTTAAAATCAACGAGTGATAATACGATTAAAATTATAAGCGCTATTATTCTTAAAAATTGAAACATTGATATATTCTATACAATACATATAAAAAATAGTCCTTATTATAAGTAAAATTAAATATAAATAAGTAATTTAAAAATATTTAAACCTTTTATTTAAAATGGATAACATTATAGTAATAAAATACATTAATGACATGAACTATTATGAATCAAATGAAACGAATGATATTAGTGAAAATCCTGAATATGATGAAAATACTAAAAAATAAATTAATAAAATACTAATAATGAATTTAAAGTTTACAAACGTAATAAGTATAAGAATTTACAAGTTTTTTACTTTTAAAAACTGAAATATTGTTCTAATCTATTTAATACATATAAAAATGGTACTATCCGGAAAAACATATTTATCAAATCGAGGTTATGCGATTGAAAAGAAAGATAATGAAGTATTAATTAATGAACTACAAAAATCATTAACAGTAACACCTAGAGGAATGCAATTATCAAATGACGAAGCAGCCTCTTTTCCTGTGTATAAAGAGAATGATAAAAAAATGTATTTACCAAAATATTATGGTTTAACGAAATTTGGAGTGCCAAATGTAGACCAGCTGAGTGATGGAGAAGATCGTCCAAATTTAATTTTTGAAGGGTCATTACGAGATATTCAAAAGCCTGCTGTTAATGCTTTTTTAGATGCTGTTAATGATCCAACTAAACAAGGTGGTCTCCTATCACTTCCATGCGGTTTTGGAAAAACAATTTGCGCTTTATATATTAGTACTGTTTTTAAAAAGAAGACCCTTATTATTTGCCATACTAATTTTCTAATTGATCAATGGATTGAACGCATTCAGCAGTACATTCCAACCGCGAATATTGGTAAAATTAAACAAAAACTATGTGAAATTGAGGGAAAAGATATTGTAATTGCGAGTCTTCAAAGTCTAGCTATGCGTGATTATGATAATAAATTATTTAAAACATTTGGTTTAGTGACATTGGACGAATGTTTTCCATATAGCCAGCCAATTTTAACAAATAAAGGATTTATTCCAATTGGACAGCTGTATGATACATGGATATCAGATGATAATATGCCTTTAATATTATCATATAATGAAAATACACATAACTTTGAATGGAAAGAGTTAATGTATGCTTGGAAAAATATATATAAAGAATCTCTTATTAAAATCACTTTTAAAGATTTAAATGATAATACGTTACATTCAATTGAATGTACCCCAGATCATCTTTTACTTGTAGCTACAAATGAATGGAAAGAAGCAAAGAAACTTAATATTGGAGATAGAATGACATCATGTATAAAAGATATGATTGTTGAAACAATTGAATATGTAAATTCAAATGATTTAATAGATTCTAATCATGTTTATGATATTGAAGTAAAAGATAATCATAATTTTATATGTAATTATATTATCGCACATAATTGTCATCATTTAGGTGCTGAAGTATTCAGTCGTTGTTTACCTATTGTAACATGTAAAAGAATGCTAGGACTTTCAGCGACGTTAAAACGTAAAGATGGTCTCAGTAAGGTATTTGAATGGTATCTTGGAAAGCCGGTTTATACAGTTAAACGAAAGGATAGTGATGTAATTATTCATGTTGAACGTTATTATGATCCAAAACCAGATTACTGTACAGAACAAACACTATGGCGAGGACCAAAGTTAGGAAAACAATTAAATATAGCTAAAATGATAAACCAAGTATGTGACTATCTACCACGTAATAAAAGAATGGTAACAGTTTTAAAAGAAATTTTAATAAAAGAACCGAATCGTAAGGTACTTGTTCTAAGTGAACGTAGAAATCATTTACAAGAATTAGAAAATCTATTAAGATTGGAAGGATATAAATCAATTGGTTATTACGTAGGAGGTATGAATAAAGAACAATTGGATAAAGGAACGCTTGAAGATATTATTTTAGCAACCTTTCAACTTGCGAGTGAGGCAATGGATATTCCTAAATTGAATACGCTACTTCTAGGTTCACCAGTGTCATCCGTTGAACAACCGGTTGGACGTATTCAACGTAAGAAAAAAGAAGAACGTGATTACATTCCATTGGTTATTGATTTCATAGATGAATTCTCATTGTTTGAACGTCAAGGGGCTAAACGTCTAGCCTTTTATAAAAAGAATGGATATGATATTCAAGATGTTACTCAAGAAATCAAACAAAATATTACAAAAGAATGTAAATATAAATTTATCATTGATGAAGATGATAACTAGAATTAAAATTTGCGGGGATTAATATTAATTTTATTATACAATAAACGTAATTGTACAGGTTCTAAATGTTCAAGCCATTGATAAACTTCATCCCATGTCATTGTATCTGGCATATCTAAAGTAGGTAAAAATGGAATGGGTGTATTAAAACATAGAGTCCATTTTTCACTTAATTCTCCTTGGGTTAATGTACCTTGGTCATGTAGATTTATTATATTTTGTTGAAGACATGTTTTGGGTGTTCTAAAATTCCAATAATAATAATAATAAATATGTTCACGGTATTCTTGAAGTTCTTTATCAATACGCTTTTTAAATGCTTCTGGTATCATATTTAAATTTAAATATAATTATTGCTTTAACTTATTTTAATAAGATTTGGATACTTTTAAATTTATACTTCCCTTTTTATTTTTACGAATAAGATTTGGATCGTAATCTTGATCATCGTATTCTTCTTCATGACGATTACCACCCATCGATTGTTTTTCTTGTTCAAGAGCTTGCATATCCCATAACTCGGGTGAACATACTTGAAAACTTGTATGGTCTACAGCTTTATACCAATACACTTGATCATCAATTTTATTACTTTGTACCTTATTATCAATTACTAGACACTCGTAGTTTTGTGTGGTGGCATCCATGATTTGATTAAATACTTCAAAACTATGAAACATACCTGCGTATTGTTTATAAATACGTTCTCGTTGTGTAATTTGATTTTCACGAAGAATAAAAACATAATCAACGTTCGCACGTAAATGTGGAGGAATACCTAATGGATACTGCATAGTAATCATAAATAATGTTTTAACATGCCGTCCATTCATAAATAAAAAGCGAATATTTACATCATTGGGCCAAGTTTTATCGTATAAACAATCATCTAAAATTAAAAAAGCACGAGGATCTAAGTCACTGCGACTATACTTCTTTTTTTCCATTGAATATTGATCTGTAATTTTGCTTTGACGTTCAACAAATTTTTTAATAACAGCTGGATCATATTCATCGTATATTAACATACCTGGTACAAATTCTTCGAAGAAATGATTCGCACGTTCTGTAGGTGATATAACTACGCCAACAGGAAGATTTCGAAAATTATGCATTAAATCTTTTACTAAAAAACTTTTTCCAGTATTACGTTTTCCAATAAATAAAATAACACTATCGTCTTTAATATTACGAATATCGAACTGTCTTAGCTTTAGTTTCATCTTTATAACCTAATACAATTTTTTTTAAGATTTATAAACGAAGACTTACTAAAAATCAGGTAATCCAACGTAAATATCTTCATTCATTTTACTTAAGTATGTTTTTTCCATTGTATATTCAGAAGCTCCCCCTTTTATTTTTAAATCCCCTGTTTCTTTCCAAAAAAAATGAAATAGAATAGTCACAATTATTAAAATGAAAAAGAATAGCGCTATTTTGCTACCAGTGCTAGTTGGCATTTTACGAGATTGTTTAACACGTTGATCTTCAATATATTGAAGAAGTAAAAAGAGTATAACCGCTACAACGATAATTAAGTAATACATGTCTGTTTATTTATATTAGGAAAATGCTTATTACTTAAAAAACGCAGTGTTTATTTAGTTTAAAAGAATGAATGTTTTGGACGTAATGATTTCTTTTTATTTTTAATTAATTCATGAATATAAATAAGTTTTTTCTTAGGAGTTTTTTCTGTTGATTCTTCATAGATAGTTACGGGTTCAATGTTTAATGCTGTTTTGTTAAAAGGCTTTTCTAACACAAGGATATTATTTTTACCAATATCATCTTTTCTAACATCATTTATTGTATCATCATTTGTAATATCATATTTTTCAAATAGATCGATTTCTTTTGAATTTGTATTGCGATCTAAAATAATATCAGATGAGATATCTTTTTCTTCTTGGTTAGAAAATGATCTAATTGATGAATCTATAATGGTATCAATTTCAGAGTCGGAATCAGAATCAGAGTGTGATCCTAATCTAGAATCTATTAAATTTTGATTATTATCTTTAAAATTAGAAGTAGCAGTTTCAGAAAGAGCCTCTTTAATTACATGTTGAATTTCAATAATATCTTCATCTAAATGTTTAGTTTCATCATCCTTAATATTTTTTATATTTTCATTATCATTAATGCTTTCTGAATCGTTATTATTTTTAATGCTTTCTTTATCTTCAACACTTTCTTCTGAATCCTCAATGCTTTCTGAATCTTTATCATCCTTAACGCTTTCTGTATCTTCAATACTTTCTGAATCTTTATCATCCTTAATGCTTTCTGTATCTTCAATACTTTCTTTATTATTTAAATTCTTAATAGTGTCTATTTTAGCATAACTATCTTCAGATTCGGCATCAGATTCGGCATCAGATTCATGTTCAGATTCATCATCAGATTCATGTTCAGATTCAGCATCAGATTCGGGTTCAGATCCAGACGCAGGTTCAGATCCAGACGCAGGTTCAGATTCAGATTCAGATTCGGATTCGGATTGTTCTAAAAGATCAGAACTCGACATTTGTTGAACCATTAATTCAATTGGTAAAGTATCACGGATAACGCTACGAATTTTACGACGAATAATAAGTTCAAACTGATATAAATGATTTTGTTGTTCAACCGATTTTACTTGATGATAAAATAAAAAGGGACGCTTCCAAATATCACGAGCAATATGAATTAGTAATCTATGATAAAATGTCTCCGCATCAGGTACTTTAATTTTAATTTTATTACGATTTTCTTCAGGTAAGCCAAGCAATACTAATTTAACAGACAATATATAAACAGTTTTTAAAAGTTCAGGAAAATAGTTACATTTAGAAGCTTTAATAAAATCTTTATAGCTACTTTCAACCTTCAGTTGATTCCATTCAGGAATTTTAGCAAGGTCTTTTTGAAAAGTTTTTAGAATACCATGCTGAGAAGCTTCTTTTGAAGATAAATTTCCTTGATAAATTGATTTATATAATTTATAAATGGGTTCATAAATAAGATCAAAAATATGATCCATATATTCCTCTTTTTGTTCACGAATGAGTTTTATAGATTTAGACATTCCTTGATTTTCAAGAAGGTAATAAAAGAAGCTGAATAAACGTATGGTTATTATTTTTTTCAATTACTAATGTAATGAACCCAATATCACTATTAAGATTAACATTTTATGTTACTTATGTATTTTTAATAACAACTGGATCGGTTACTTTCATTGAAGCATTAACTTCAAAAGTACCTGAGGTTCGTCACATTTTAAATATTGAAACAGTTATATCGATTGTTGCCGGATTTTTCTATTCTCAATTTGTGACTGGACTTTCGAGTACACCTAATTTTGCTGTAATGACACAAACACGCTACTTAGATTGGTCAATTACAACACCCTTTATGTTATTGTCCTTATGTTTAGCTTTAGGGTTTAACATTAAAAAGAAACTACATTTATCTGTATTTTTATCGATAATCGCAATGAATTATGGAATGTTAATTCTCGGATATTTGGGAGAAACCAATCGTCTTGATAAACGCATTGCCGTAATAATAAGTTTCGCATTTTTCATTGCGATGTATGCCATTGTATACGCGACATTTGTTCTTGGATATAATAATACAGCGAATCAAGTTATTTTCACTATATTCGTTATCGTATGGTCGATGTATGGTTTTGTCTATTTTAATAAAGATGAAACAAAGAATATCGCTTATAATATTCTAGATTTGATCGCAAAATGTTTTACAGGTATATTCTTTTGGCTATACTTCTCTAAAATAATTACAGTATGATTATTTTAGGTTAAATACAATATGATATTAATATATAAATATGTTGAATCGCCAATATAATCAATCTTTAAGAAATGCCAAGGAATATTTAAATCCTGTAAAACTTGGCAAAATCCCTACGAATCTAAAGGGGATTTATATTCAAAATGGTCCAGGTGAATTTAATCGTTGGGGTACACAAACACATCCATTTGATGGAGATGGATATATACGAAAAATAGAATTTAAAGAAGGTAATGCTTATTTTCAAGGGCGTTATGTCGATACTTGGCAGCGTAAATTAGAAAATTTTTGTAATGTACGTCTTTTCACAGGAGCTTTTGGATCCGCACCTAAATTTTGTTTATTAAAAAACCCCGTAAATACAAATGCTATATTATTAGATGAGAACCGCATTGCCGCGTCAAGTGAAATGGGTCGCACCTATTTATTAGATGTAAATACATTAAAAACGATTGGGTTACATTCTCAAGATATTTCAGCCCATACACATGAAGGTGTATCAGTTAAACGTAATTATTTAGGAAATGAATCTACCCAACTCATTTTTACTGAAAATAATATTAATTCTACAATTTATATTCCAAATTTCATTTATTTTCATGATTTTGCGGTTACCAATGATTATTATTTATTCTTTGATCATTGTTTATCCATGAATTTATTAAATGGTTACCGTTATGGTTGGGTAAATGGTTTATCTTCATTAAATCAACCGACTGTATTATATTTGGTTCACAAGACAACCCATTTAATTCAGAAAATAACTATTCCAGAAGTAGTAGGTTTTTCGTATCATTTCTTATGTAGTTGTCAAACAAAAAATAGCATCGAGTTATTTTATACATTATATCCAGCCTTTTTTAGTTTACCGAGCGAGGATTTCCCTGGAAAAATCTATAAAACGACTCTTTATTTATGTAACTTTTCCCAAAAAACAGAATGTATTCAAAACGAATGGTTCGAATTTCCGAAATATGATAAGATAACGAAAGAATGTTTTGGAATATTTCCTAAAAAAAGCAGTCTAGGATTGTATAATATTAATACAAATAATATATTTTATACAGATGAACCTGGTAAGATTTGGAATGAACCATTTTTTGATTCGAATTATTTAATGTCATTGGTATTTGATATTGATAAAAATAAAACGGATCTATATATATTTGATCGCTCTAAACTATTCAGAGATCCTATTATCATTCCTCTGCCAAGCGATATTCCAATGGGCTTTCATGGAAATTTTAGTGTTTAAAAATTGATTTAAATATAATCGTAATTATTGATTTAATTAATATTATCATGTGGCTTATTATGGGATTTCGTGATAACGCCTATTGTGATACTCTTGAACCATTTTTTGTAGGTGTCTTTTCTGAACATCATGTTGCAGTTGAAACTTGTAAGCTTTTGAACACAGAGAAAAAAGATAATGCATTTTATGACGTGATAACAATTCAAGCTAACAAAGTCTATGATTATGAATGGAATATAATGAATGGAGTAGAATAAATGACGTAGGTATCTTATTAGAATTAGAAATACTGCAAAAAAAGAAGAATTTTAATTTTTAATAAAATATATGAAATTAAAATTTGTATTATTATCAATTATTAGTTTACTATATACAGCCTGTGTATTATTTAATTCCAATAAATCTTTCATTGAATTACCTTTATCATCAAAAGCATCATTATAATCAATATCCCATTCCCAAATATTATGATTATAGTTAAGAAAGTAAATAGGTAATAATATATGAATTGGATAATACATTTCTGGTTTTGTATGTTTCATTGAAATAATAACATATGGATATTTTAGATTCATTTTTCTATTTATTTAGATTTATTTTTAAATAGGGTTTACTGATAAATTATAAGGGTTATTACGAAGATTGCTCATGAGAGTAGGGTCTAAACGATCAGTTTGTTCAACTAAGCAAGCACCTTGAGGTGTTTTAGTAACTTCGCATTGTTCAATTGCCTGGGCAGTATTTTGGTAAACCTTAGTAATATTGTTGTTTTCGCGTTGTGTAATATAATCGCTGTTGAGTTTCTTAATTTCCATATCAACCGCGTCTTTATTAATATTGGTAAAGGCACCTCCAGCACCAGGTGTATTTCCACTTTTAATGTTCATCATTTCGCGTGTACCATCAATTTCAGCATTGTATTCTGCGTCATATACACGTGCTTGTTCACCTACACCACCTCCAGCTGTACCGACGTAGTCATTATCACTAACAAATTGTTTTTGTGTATCATAAACTTGAACTTCGATATGAGAATAAGCACCACGACGACCTGTCATATCACCACTTATATAACCCACTTGATTGTTGTTATCGGATGTTGTTTCACGAACTGTTTTACGAGCAACTTCTTCTGGGTCATATACAAATGCTTTGTAGCGATGGGAACCTACGTTACGAACAGTATCTTCTTTTTCCATTGTTTGACGAATAGTTGTTTTAGCTTGATCTTCACCTTGTACAGGAACTCCGTTTGGTCCACGAGGATTCATAATGGTTGTGTCGTGAATAGTAGTTTCTTTGATAGTAGTTCTCATAGCATGTGTAACAGGGTCATAAGTCGTGGGTTTTTCAGGAATTTGTACTTGTAAATTACCAAATGTACGTGGGGCATCTACGAAATATTCTTTGGTGGTTCTTTTTAAGATATCCATGAAAGGCGCGGCAATTGCCTTTACAACCGATGTTAAATTCGATACAACTGTACGTTGTTGTGTTACATCACGTTCATTGGCATATACAACAACACTTGATTTACCATAATCGTCGCTATCACCTTTTCCTGGTTGAGAACTGACCGCATAAGCGTTACCTTTATATTCAACGTTACCATCCACACGGGCGGTAGGTTTAATGACCATTTCAGGACGTCCAGTTTCACGAATGGTCGCACCAGTAGTTTTTAGCCATTGGTCTTCAGTTTGTTCAAAGAATGTATCTGGGCGTTGTTTTGCGACCTCAGCTTGAAGACCTCTGGAGCCACCCGTTTGACTTTTTTGAGGTCCTTGGAATGGTATTTCATATGTTACTTTAGGACGAGAAAGTGGACGTAATTCATCCACTGTTTTTTCACGGGCGTAATCAAGGGTACGAGATTGTTGAAAGCCTCCTTCACTGACGTTATTAAAACCCATATTTAAACCAGGTCCAACACGAACTTGTTCGATAGGGAAATCATTGTTACGACGAATAGGGGCTTCAATATGTTTCATGTAATAATCAACACTGTTTTTCATACCACATACGTTTCCCATATTTTCAACCGGTTGAAAGAAACATTCAACTTCTTGTTTATTCTTAAAACGTTCACCTCTTCCAGTTGAGTTTTCAAGATAAGAAGAACCCGCAAATGGATCAATGTTTTGTTTAACTTCACCACGGAAATAAGGTTGCATATTATTATGTTTAAATTGTTCAACAGGAACTGAATTACCTGTCATTGATTCAACATATTGCTCACCCATCTGACGAGGTACATTTTCCATGGGAATATCTTTTGAAATAGGTGTGAACATATCCGCGTAAGCAGGACGAGGAACTACACCAGTTTCTGTAGGGGTTTGAGATTGATTCCACATATCAGTTCCTAGTTGGAACTCTTCTTGACGAACTTGATTCCAATAATCTGAATTATATAAGTTTTTCATAGATGGTAAATCATTCTGCGAAACGGGTTTATTTTGAATTGGACTAAACGTATTACGCTCTTGTGAAAGAGCATATCCTAAACCGGTTAAGGCGGCGGATGCATAAGCTTCCATATCTACTCTATTATGATACAAAGGATAAAAAAAGAAATGATCTAAATATTTAGCATGATTTCACGAGGTATTCATATTGAATTGTAATTTTAACATTTCCGCGTTCAATCACTTTGGGTGTATCGAGTTTAACTTTTGTGGCAGTGTATTTAAACTCTTTTTTATCAGAACCTTGAGTCATTTCACGTAAAGTAAATTTGATTTGACGTTTGGTGCCTAATTTTAAAAGGGCGCGACCGGCTTTTCTAGCTGCTTGAGAAGGTGATTGTCCAGTAAAGCGACCACCTTCACCACCTTTAACTGGGGTTGTTTCTACAGTGAATGTACGATCCATAATTGTTCTACTTGTAACTACAGAAAAATATTACATTTGTTGAATGGATTCACAAGATCTCCATGAAACTTGGTTAGGATTTCCAGGTGCTGTAGCTCCGCAAGAAGCGGGTGCTTTCCATTGACGGAACATTGTTTCCATATCTACATTATTGGAAGGAGGCATGATAGGGGTTTCGTCAACTGGGTTGGGAATGCATGGTTTATGGTTATCTTTAGACATAATGCGATTGCTTACTAAATAGTTGAAAGGTACTACAGCTTTTTCTTGAGGATCATAGCATAACCATTCCCAACGATTCCAACCTGTAGATCTTAAAGTGCAGGGAGGATTTGAAAGACGTGTAGATTCTGTAGGAGCCATGCATTTGCGAGGATCTTGTTGACCTTTAGCGGAACATACACCATCTACAGGGGGAGTATATTTACCTGGGTAATATTGTTCTTTGGCACATTGTGTGTTTTTGTAATTGAGTCCTTTAAGTTCGCTATTAACATCAACTGTTGATCCATATTCGCAAAATCCAGGACCCCAATTTTGCCAACGAATGAAAGGATCGTTGGGAATATCACGACCACAGTCTTGGCAATCATTTGCGGGAGTTGCTAACATATACATGCCAGGACCAGTAGATCTACTAAGTTTTTCTTCATAAGAGCATGGATCTTGGCGTAAATTAGTTTTTGACATTTATATCCTTGATATATCTTAACATTTATTTTCTTCTTACTCTTAGTTTACCGCCTCTAATTTCTTGGTTTAATTGTTCTTGAGAACTAGGACTATTCATCATAGGTGCTGGTTGTGGTTGTTGAACTGGTGTAATGATCGAAGGTGCTGGAGCGGCAGCTGGTGCTACAGGTGTAGCGTTATCTGTTTCATCCGAAGATGAGAATAATTTAGATAATACAAACATTATTAATAATACAGATACTAGTAATAAAATAATCCAGCCTACATATTTTAATATTTTCCATAATTGATCATAATTTTTTTCAATAACTGGTTCTATTTTAGGTTCTTCCTTTGGTAGAGAGTAATTTGGAGTATTTGGTGGAATTGCGATATAGCCAAGGGTTGATAAAGCAATCACTTGTTTTTTTCCAGTAATTGTACGTTCGCAATTACTACTTCCTACCATTTTCCAATTAGGAGGGCATGCTTCAGCGGTACATTTTAGATAATTACTATAACTTGGCAATGCGGTTTGTTTATAACCGGTCGCACATCCACTTGCGTATTTGAAATTACGTTGAACCAATGAAGCATTACTTGTATATTCGGCAAATTTGTATCCATCGTATAATGTTTCTGTAGTACATTTCATTGTTCCTGTATTGTCTTTATTGTAATCAAAAATACCAGTATTTTCAGGGCATAAACAGTAGCCAATCGGTGGTGTGGTATTTTCAATTGGAATATAAAAAGCATTAGGGTCTTTTAAACAAATTGTATCCGGAGGGAAGTTCATTATTTATTATAAACAAAATTTAACGGCGGCAATGGGGATAATTCATTGGAGGTGGCATTTGAACAGATGGATATGCGAACATTTGGCAGGTTGGTAAGTGATTTTTAGTGGTATCAATTGGAGATGTTTTATCATTGATAATAAAAGGCTCTTGTTCTAAAGGTTTAGCTTTGGAAGTGCTACATTTAGATAACAAACGTGTGATACCAAGAAGTTCACTTTCCATATCTACTAAATTACCTTTTACTTGGGATACAGAAGGACCACCTAATAAACCTAAACGATGATGGCATTTCTCAGGGTGTTCATAACGATCTTCGTTTAAGACATAGCCTAAGATAGATGTATTTCCGCCAAGTTCTCTTGCATAACGACAATGATCGTATGTTAAACGATTAAAGCTCATTTCTAATTATAGATACGATTTAAAAAGAAAATTATTATTTATAATAAATGTCATCAGCTATAGCCAAAATAATTTTAAATCAACCTGTACCGAAACTATGTCGAGATTGTAAGTTTTTTAAAAAAAGTGATATAAGTGTCTTTAAAAAAATAGATAAGATCCAATATGGTGTTTGTACATACCAATATTCATTGGATTTGGTTACTGGTGAAAAGAAATACGATTACGCATCAATCGTACGCCAATATACGTGTAAAGAAACTTTTTATGAAGAAAACGAAAAAACAAATGAGAATGAAGAATCATGGTGGAAATTTTAATGTAAAGTCTTTCCACCGTAACCGCAACGGTTTAGGAATTCTTTGCGACGAACATAATCGCGGGTTGGTTCGCCACCCCATGTCCATGTAGGAACAATATGTGTATGATCTTGAATATCTTGCATACAGTTTACAAGGGGAGTTGGGTGGACAATTTTCTGTTCCATAATTGCTTTTTTGCAAGGAATTTGTCTTCCTTCAATCATACTGTTATTTGTTCCTTGTTGAATGGCTAATTCAGCTCCTGGGTCACTTACACCAGGTTTTAAATTAGGGCAACCTTGGAATAAACGTTCAAATAATTGAACTCTGCAGCGATCACGTGTTAATGTGTTGGGATCTGTGCGGAATTTAGAATCTTCGTCAACTAGGCAATCGTCGGTGTATCCGTAACCAACTTTGGCACGTAAATTGGGATGATCATATTGAAAATCAGGAGAACGTACTTTAGGTGTTTCGCAAGAAACAATTGGTAAATTTTTATATAAATTATAACCATAGATTTGTTCATTTTGAGCATCGCGAGCTTCTCTGGCGCAGCAATCGGTTGAATAATTCTTAGAATCTAAGAAAATACGTTCTTTAGACATCCGGTAATCTCTATACCTTTAAGAATATATTTATTTTTACTAACGCATAATAGGACGATATAAGTTTTGATGACATTCTAATCCATTTCCTTCTTTACATGTGGCTGGTGTACCATAGAGCCATTTAGAGAATCCTTCTTGGTCGTTTGGTATAGTCGTCGAAGGCATGGTATAGAATTCGCGGGCGCCGTAACTTTTCCCCCAAATGTCATTGACATCTTTGAAGACGCGTTCTTTGAAATTAGTTTCTACGCGATCTTTAATTTTATCCAAGTCACAAGCAGATGGACGATTCGCATTATATTTAATATCTACAATGCTAGTGTTCATGAAAGGATTGTCAATCGTAGTACGTGTACATAAACGGTTATCTACAATTTCTAAATCACGTTCTTTTAAAAATGTTTCAGCATATGTTCTATCTCTTTGTTCAAATTGATAAATAACAATAGACATTATTGCTGCGATTAATATAATAAATATATATTTACTGCTTTTTTGAATCAATGCCAAAATAATGGATAAATATAAGAAGAAACGTAATAAAGAATTTAATTTTTCCTCTAGTGACATTTCTTTGAGTGGTAATATTTGATAAAAGTTATCTTTTGTTATAAAAACTAATAAATCATCGTACCAAATTTTTTCTGACATCTTATACTCTACTAAATCGCTTTGATTATTATTTTTCTTTAGAAGCCTTTTCACGAATTTTTTGTTTTAAATGTTCAGACATCTTATTTTTACGTGAAGCACTGTTCATACGAGAACTGGCAGCACTTTTTTGTGCGCCATTCATACCCATTCCTTTCATCATATTACTGGGATCTAAACCCATTTTTTGAAGTTGACTTAACATATTACCAAGTCCTCCCATATTTTTTCCGATATCACCTGGTAACATTCCTGGAAGTTTACTCGCAAGTCCAAAAGCATCCTCTAGTAATTTTTCTTGTTGAATTTCACCGGATGCTAATTTTGATAACATTTTTGTGCTTACAGAACTAATAAGTTTTCCAAATCCACTGTTAGGGTTTTGTAGGGATCCTAATATATCAAGGCTTTCATTTTGGAAAGATTGTTGAAGTTCCTCGACATTAATATCACTCATAATTTCTTTAGCTAGCTTACCAAGTGTGGTCGATTCCAAATCTTTTAATTCATTTTCAAATAAATTAGATGTACGACTGCTATGAAGTTTTTTAATTTTCATGAGATGCTCTTTGACGTATTCTGATTCGATGACTTTAATTTTTTCTTCAAAATCTTTATTTGTTAAAAATTTTAAAGATTCGACTACATTATCCACATCTAAATCAGGTTGACGGAACAAATTTAGAATCATTAAATAATGATGTAATGTATATTTATCGGTAAATAATTCCTTGACCCATAAATAATTCATACCATTGTATAATTCAAATGATTCTGGGTTAAATGAAAAAGGATCTTCTAGTTCATCGTAAGAAGTCCAAACCTCCGACATATCCATTATACCAATATAGCTATCGGCTAATTTGTCCATGCTAGCATAATTCTTTTTAATAGCTCTTAATATATCCCGTGCGGGCTTACTAGTCTCTTTTGAATTTTTAGCATATGTTTTAATTTTCTTCAATAAATCAATGTAATATTGGTTAAATACGTAAACTCTTTGATCGTTCATATAATCAAATTCTTTGTATTAATCTTTAAGTAAAAAGAAGTTAAAAATTTATCAAGCTTCAACGCGTTCGCTTAAAATAGATAAAACTTTAAAGTATTTCCAAATAGCTTGTTTATTTTCATCATTTAGTTCTAACCAGCATTTTTTTAATTTACTAATAATATCACCCACATTTTGATATTTACCATATTCCTGATAGTCTTTTTCTAAAAAGAAACTTTCATCCTCATTTTTAATTTTTTCACTATATGGTACATAAAATTCCTTATAGAACACTCTGCTGATCGCATTTTTATCAGCAAATAAATAAGCTTCGATTCCCAGTTTATACATACGTAATTCAGAATCTTTTGGAAATACGTTTATTAAATCTTGAATCATTTCACGAAATAAATCATTAAATTTCTCAAGAAAATCCATTTTTTGGTTTCTAAGCGTTTGTTGATGCTGGAGGTAATGTGGAAGTGTTTAAATAATTTTGTAAATCCATGGCACGATCTGATTGTAATTTAGATAAATCAGGTGTTGATTTACCACCGCTTGATGCTTCTGCGGTTGAAGCAGACATCATTTCATTTGTTAAAATAACACCATCATCTTGTAAATTTGACCAATTGTATTGTTTATGTGGATCACTTTCATGTGAATCTTCTTCAATAAATGAAAATAAGTCACTTGAACAATTATTTTTAAATCCAAAAGCAGATGGACCATCTAATTCATTAGAAGCAGTACCTTTATCAGTGTCTGATTTTTGTGATAAAGCTTGTTTATCCAATAAAAATACCAAGCCTTTATTTGGTAATAATAAATAATCAAATAATTGTTTTCCTGATAATACATTTTTTTGAGGCATTAACATTAAACTAGGTACAACTGTAACGCTTTCAGGAAGTTTAAGACCTTTTGATAATATTTTCTCAACATTTACAACTTTAAAATGTTTTTTAACACCATACTGATCTAATTGGTTTAATAACATTTGAGATGATGTACAATAATTACTATAAAATAATATCATTCTTGTTAAGAGAATGGATTTTACTGAATATAATTTAGACGCAATTTTCTTAAACCATAATATTATAAACATTCAATCTTCCAAAGTTCACAATAACGTTTTACAACACCATCGATCATTTTATCAAACGATTCATAAGTGCCAAAATTAGGAAAGTCGTGCATGTTTCCATCATCTTCTACATGAAAAGCAAACCCATTGGAACTTGTAAATACTCCATGAGTGTTAAATGCTCGTTTAAAGCCAAATGTTTGGCTCCAAGAAACACCCTCGTGTATTATGACTGACGGCGGTGTAATTGGTTGAAGCCATTTAATAATATATTCGTATACATCATTATATGACTGAGGGGGCTTATCATAAAAGGATGAAGGCTCTGTCATTTTATATTAAAAAAATAATAACTTTAAATGGAAATTAAGGGTTTTAAAATTTAATTCCTTTTTATTATAACTTTCTATTAGAATACAATAAGCGCTTTTAGTTTCAAAACCTTCTCTAGCTAGTCCAAATAAATCCAAAAACGAACACATTTTCTTTTTCCATAAAAGCTACCAATCCTTCACTCTGGTAGCGCCAAATTCTCTCCCACTCTCACAACGGCATCAAACTGTTCTTGCGTCAATTGCTTGCTTTGAAAATACGCAACATCCAGTATATTGGCAGCTTTGCAGACTATGAAGCAGATATGTTTGCACACGATGTCTTTCTTTTTTGAATTGAACTTATTCTCAGGACAATTGCACCAAAAGCTTCCTTTTTCATTCATACCGTGCTTATACAGCTTCACTTCATATTCGTGTTCCGCCGTCTCCGCCGCCTTCGCGTCCATCCCCAGTCCCGCGCGAATGTAAAACGTACCAGCGACGTTTGCAGTACGACGCGCAGTGCTGGTGTTCTCAACGTACCTTAACAACATAAACTGACTTTCTTCGCGGCGCAAGGTTTCCAAGGTATGACATTGGTTCTCACCAATAGGACGTCTTTCATTCATTAGATTTATCAGATCCGTAAGTTTCTCTGGAGCACATAAAAATTTGCTTGCGCGTCTCTCAATCTCTTCACTGCACTTTATGGCTCGATCCATACGATACGTGATGAAATCCAGATGTTCTTTCAAGTAAAATCGGTACGTCTCCAGCGACTTTAAACTCAATATGTCAAAGTTGTACACAATATTTTCAACACTTGACAAGTTGCTGCATGGACGACGCATTTTGGGAGGCATTTTTCACAGCGTACGCGTAAGATACGCCGCAAACAATCTGAATATTTAAATGACTATTCCTTTAAATAGAACACTCATCGTCGTGCATTTAATAATATATTCGTATACATCATTATATGACTGAGGAGGCTTATCATAAAAGGATGAAGGTTCTGTCATTTTATATTAAAATAAATAACTTTAAATGAAAATTAAGGGTTTAAAAATTTGATTTCTTTTTATTATAACATTCTATTAGAATACAATGAGCGCTTTTAGTTTCAAAAATGTTATGAATACTCTTACAAAGAAAGAACAAGAAATACATAAAATAGCTAATCGATACTCGTTTGAAATTCATAACATGGATTTAGCTATTGTAAATAGCATGCGCCGAGTTATTATGGCAGAAATTCCAATGTTGGGATTTATGGGAGAAGATGATATCAGTATCAAAATTGAAAAAAATAATGGTCCTCTACATAATGAATTCATGACACATCGTATTGGTATGATTCCAATTCATTTCACGGAAGAAGAACTGGAAGGATTTATCGAAAATGAATGGGAGTTTTCAATGGATATTAAGAATACAAATCCAGCAACACAAAATATTACAACACATGATTTTAAAGGAAAACATAATGGTGTTGATTTAGTTGAACGTGATATTAAGCGTCTATTTCCAGTTAATTCAGTAACTAAAAAACCAATTCTTCTTACACGTCTACGTCAAGGGGAAGAACTTGCGTTTAAAGCAATGGTTGTCAAAAAGAACGCTAAAGATCATGCTTCGTTCTCTGCTGTATCACTATGCGCTTTCTTTTATGTTCAAGATAGTGTTAAGAATAAAGATGTTAAGGATATTCTACAAAAAGAAAGAAATTATTTCAAAAACGAATATGGTGAAGCAACTATTCTTCAATTTTCAATTGAGCCTGAAACAGGTCTAGAACCAAAGTATATTATTGCTAAATCTCTTGAAATTCTTCGCACAAAAACCGAAACCATTGATCGTGAACTTGATGTTCAAGGATCCACTAAAATTGAATTGCGTCCTCATGAAGAAATTGCGGATACATACGATCTTCATGTATTTCACGAAGATGATACCTTTGGAAATCTATTTCAATCACTAATTCATTCAGAGTTTATTCGTCAAACAAAGAAAATTCTAGATAATAAATTTGAAATGTCCTATATTGGTTATTATGCTCCCCATCCATTGGATCCAAAAATTATTATCCGTATGACTCTCAAAAATTCAGATAACATACGCGCAACAGCAATTGAATTTAAAGCTGCTTATAAACATTGTTTACGACTTGTTAGTAATCAACTAAAAGAGGTTTATGATGCTTGGATCCGTTTTGAATAAACATCTCGTGAATTATCTTCTCTAAAAATCATTAGAGGTATCCCCTAAATGGAATCCATAATTTATATAGATGAAGATTTACCGGAAATAACAATTAATGAATTGGTTTCCGTTGAAGATGATATTGATATAGAAGATGATCTAAAAAAGGTAGGTATCAATGTATTTTCTACAGCCGAATTGTTTGATCAATTAATACTATTATTACAAAAAAATAAGGATACTACAACAATACCACTTCGACGAAAAGTTGAAGGCTTATTAACATTACATTCTGAAATTATTAATAAAGGTCAAAGTAAGGATTCTGATATTGTATTAAAAGTTGTCCCAACGATGACAATTCAACGTCACGATGTAGAAGAAGAACCTGAAAAATTTATAGAAGATTTAGATGTAACTAATAAAATCGATAATTATTTTATTCGTCGTGATGAAAAATATAAGGCTTTTTTCAATTTTGAATCAACAAATACTGAAGATTTACCTCAGACTCAACCAATCGGTGAAGTTGAATTAGAAACGGGTGATCGTGCTACTTTTTTATTAAAAGATACAATCAGTGGTAAAATAAATTCATTAAAAACATATCAAGGTATTTCTCCATCAAATAATCGTTTCAAAAAATTAACTTTGGCAGATAAAATAGATTCAACCCAGTCATCCTGGAAAGAAATTCCAATAAATGTTCAATCCATTGAAGAATTTAATGAAATACTTTTAAAAATTCAAAAGCCGTACATTAATGATTATGTTAAATCATTGAAAGATGTTACTGATTTATACGATCTATGGAAACATTTTATGAATTATGGCATTGATTTAGATGAATATACTGAACCAGATTGGAATATATTACAAGAATATTTAGAAAAATTAAGAAATAAAGACAAGGAAGTTTTTGATTTTTTAAAACCGCTAGAGCATAAGCCGAGTGCTTTGTCTTTACCTGATATCGGTGGCATGGCATTTTATTTAGTTCAAAAAGAAATTATAACAAAAATATTTCCAATCTTAGAAACTATTCAGTCCAATTTATTAGACTTATATCGTTTATATTTAGAATCCTCTCAAATACCTCGCATAAATACATCAAATCTTCCTAAAACAGTATATGATTTTGCGATGGCAATAAAAACACCCGAAGATTTAATTCAAGCAGTTGAACTTTATAAAACAATGTTATTAAATGAAAGATTAAACGAATTAGATCAATGGATGAAACGTATTAGTCAATGGAACAGTGAGGAATTAGAAGAAACATTTAAACATGAGTTTGATCGTTATTTACGTACAGCTTATTCTATAAATGATGAATTTGATCGTCCATTAATATCAATTGTTCCTGAAATTAAACAAATTAAAAGGGGCGCTGTATTAAGTGTTGATCGTACGGATGACCAATTAAACACAGATGCTATGTTTTCTTCATTTGATGAATTTACTATTGAAAATGAAGACACAGATGAAATACCAATCCCTATATATGATGATCTATTACCAATGGATATAAGTTCATATGAAGAAAGTCAAAGAGAACTTCTAGAAGTAGCGTTACGTATGATTTTGGAAGTTCAAAAAGCCTCCGGACTTCCTTTAGATCTTGAAAGAATTCATTCACAATTTAGTGTTCCTTTACGTTTATCTAAATATACTCAATTAAAAGATAATTTACCTGAATTAGATGAATCTATATTAAAAAGTCTTTCCATTATGGACATGGATCAATCTGATAATTATATTGAAGCTCTTGTACCGACAGCTCTTTATCAAACAGTAAAACAAAAAATAGATGAAGTTTATAAATCATACCGTAATGACTTATTTAATTATATTAATGTATTTTTCGCAATATGGATTTGTGAATTACAATTTCAAGTAATCCATCGCACATTAAATTTCAATATATGGCAAGGGTCTTTAAATTGTATTCAATCATGGTCTCCTTATGGTATGCCAATGGAAGGTTTTAAGGTAAAAAAAGAAGGCATGGTAAATTATTTTCTATGTATTCTTCATGAATTAACATTTACAAAAGGAAGTTTATGGAATACATATGCTATTAATTTAAATCGTGAACACTACTTGAGTAAATGGGTAAGCATATTTGAAGATGAAATAAATGAAAGGGTCTTAAATCTCCAAGAAGAATTTAAAACATTTGAGAAAGAAGTTGTAAACAAAGGTTTAATGGAAAAAGGAGATATTATTAAGAAAAAAATAATAAATACAGTCGAACAACGTAATAAAGCAAAATATTTATCGGATTATATGCAATTTTTAAAGAATTTACCATCGGTTCTCATTCAATCTAGCATTGCCAAGAAAATCCATTTAGGTTGTTGTTTACAATCATTAAATGAAAAATACCGTTCTGACTATGATTGGTCTGCTTTAGTAAAAGAAGCTTATAAAATTAAAAAATTATATGCAACTCAACGTTATGGTGTTGATAAAAGACCTTCATTATCACAAAAATTAAAAGAGGTTGAGTCTATTGAAAAACCAACATTTGAAAAGAATGAAGATAATATTATATATGAAAAATTAGAATTAAGTAAAGTAAGTGAAATATATGAAGAGTTTAAACCGTTTATGCCAGTCAATGATTATACTGTTTTATTAACGGGCGCTCGTAATTTAGTACCATTAATTGAAAAATACATGGATATATATCGTTTTACTTTGCGATTACCAATATCCTTTCAAGAAGATATTTATAATTTAACAGTACCTGATTTGTTTCAATTATATCGTAAATTACAGCAAGTACAATATAAGTATATTCAATTATCAACATCCGATCAAAATTATTTAATGGAAACTTTTCATAAAAATGATTTACTTTATAAAAAAATAATGGAGATTCAAGGCTATTATAATGAAGTACAAGAACAAATGATGAAACGTTTATTACAATATTTCATAGTGCGCCAACTTTGTTTCCCAGCGATGCCCGAGTTTGCTCATAAAAATGTACTTGTAATTACAGATGTTACACTCGCAGCTGATTTAATTAAAAATTTTACAGGAAAGGTAAGTCAAGAAATGTTAATATGGGTTCAAACTAAATTATTCAATACTCGTATAGATTTTAAAGAATATATTGCTCAACAACGGGAACAAGAAAATCTTGAAAAATTAACATTAATTGATCAAATGACACCTGAAGAAAGACGTAATTATGTTGAAAATAAAAAATTAGGTTTATCAGAATTAAATAATTATTTAGAGCGTTTCAAACATAAATTAGAAGAAAAAATAGATAATGAAGAAATTTTAGATGACTTTGAAAGAGATGGTGAAGATGAATTTTATCCAAACCTAGGTGAGAATGATGATGAAGAAAATCCTGATAATTTAGGAGACGATGAATATTAATTAGTAAAATGATAAATCTTCATTTTTCTGATAAGCATCATTGGCTTGAACTGGGAAAAGAGCTATTTGATCTTCAAATATGACACCTTTAACAGTTGCGTCCATTACCTTTATGTCCCACTTTTTATTTTTTTGAGCTAAAACAATAAAACCTACATGTTTTCCATGATATTTTGCTTCTCTGTAAAAGATGGCATCAATATACAGTAAAATATGATCTGGAATTGTTTTATGAATTTGATAACCAACTAATTTATCATGAACCATTTGTATGGGATTAATAATTTGAAGACTACCATCTGGTAAATCAAAATAAGGAGATGATTTTATTTGTTGTTGTATTACTTCTGTCGCCTGAACATATGCTTCTTTGATTGAGGGATTTAATGTTCTATTTACAGGTTGATCCTCTGTATAATCATTTTTAACTAAACAAGATTTACCTAAACTAAATGTTTTGATTAATGCTTCTTGATAGGCTTTATTTTCAAGCTCATAGTTATAAGCTTTTTTATAGCGTAAATTAAGATCTTGAACTAAAGAAGATTGAATTGGATGACGATCTGCGATATCTTTACTTACATTTTCATAGTTAATAGTTACGTTATAACCTGGGTATGAATCTTCAAATCCTTCGGGATAAGTTGATTTTAAATAAAACGTTACAAATAAAACAACTAAAAGAACAACTAACCAATAATTCCAATATTTCATATTCTCTATACTTTACAAGTAAAATTTAATCCGATAGAAGGATCGTTGTGGGTAATTTTTCAGCCATTCGTTCTTCTGTATCATTTTCAAAAGCATAATCTGCTGATTTTAAAAATGTATACGCTACATTAGGGTTTTTCTTTTTTAATTCAACCAACCGTTCTTGGTCTTCGCAACAATTTTTATTTTTAGGATTTTGGCATTGATAGCAAAAAGGTTGATAGGGATCTAAATCTAAATATTTTGTAAAAGAAATTCTTAGAACACCTAACGGCATTTCACAGGTTCCATCTTTTTTATTACAGCCACCTCGATTGTTTGTATAGTTTTTATTTGCTTTATAAAATGGACACTCTTCGTTTTTTTCACATTTTTTATCCCAAATATTGGGTCCGCTTTTTGGTTCGCCCATAAAATTATAAGGTGATTCACATAAAAATTTAGATTGTGCTGACTCGTCTCCTAAGCATTTAAAATCTTTATCTACAAATTCTTTTGACATTTTTAAACTGGTTATAAATGTTTCTTCAACTATTTTTTTTTTATATAATTCAACATCAATTAGCTGTGTCGTAATTAAAGAAATGACATCTGATTTCGATTGAATTTTATGATTTAATCCAAATATATCCGTTTTAAGCATATCTTCTTTTTCAAGTTTGGGATAGCTAACTGTTAATCGATTTATATCAATCAAATCAAAATCTAATAACGTTAAATCTTGTTGAGAGATTAATGTTGCCATTGGTGATTTAGGCACTATGTATAGTACAATCGCATCATAGTTTTCCTTTGTATTATCAAATAAATCTGATAATCTATCTAAATCTTGAATGGATATAGAAGATACTTTAGCATGAGTACGGTATCCATATAATAAAACATCAATCAAATTCTTTTCTACACGATCTAAGAAGCCTATTTTTTTATCTGCCCAATCAAATCCGCACTGAAACTCTGTTCGTTTCGCATTACTTGTTAAAATACAAAAGTAGCCTTTTGGTAAAACAGTAAAAGGTAATGATCTACCATAATTTATATAATCTTTAGTATCTAATACTATATGTTCAGGATTATTATAAACAGATAATTTTTGCTGATTCATTAATTTAAATATAACGTAATTCCAACCTTGGTAGGGTAAGTTAATAATGGATGAATATTTTTTTGATAAAATCTTTTCAAAATTTAATTTTTGTGACGTTAGAATCATTTGAGAAGATATATTTTCTTGAAAATATTCAGTTTTCTTAGAAAAATATAAAATAATAATGCTAATAAGAATAAATATTAATAAAATGAATAGATATTTCATTTACTTTTTACAAAGAAAGTTAATAACGTTTTTTACATAATAATGATTTCATCATAATCAAGGTCTAGACGTTTAAGATATTCTTTAGCTGTCACAGCAGATGTTACTGATGGATAACCTGCTTGATTGGCACGCGCCTTCCAAATTGTTTGTAGTTCTGAAATTCGGTTCATAACTGCTTTCTTAGAAGTGTTCATAACTGCTTTTTTTAGAGCGTTAATACGTTTTTTTTGAACTGGTTCACTGATATGATAACCATATGTAGTTAGATGAATTGGTTTCTCATCAGATTTAATAGATGACTTATCTTTATAAAATTCTGTAAGAGCCTCAATATCTCGTTCCATATGTTTAATAATTTGCGAATTTGTCTCATGAAGTGTTGGACAAGTAGATGGTGTAGAAAATGGTTTTAGAAGTGAAATTTTGAATTTTAGAGTATGAAGAACTGTATCTAGGTTTGTATTAATTACAGCTGTAATAAGAGATGCCTTTCTGTCAAAATCATTATCGATAAATGCTTTGTAGCCATATGATTTTAGATTAAGTGTAATAGGTGCATCATGACGTTTAGTTAGAGTGACTGGTGCCGATGTAGTAGGAACATCCGTTTTAGGTACTACACTATGTGGTACATTATTAGAAACAGTCTTGTTTAGTGTCTTTACATGCTCATGAAGTTTGTTGTAATCTTTAATTAGACGATCAGTATACGCTCCAGCGCCAGAGTTACGATGAGTAAGAAGTTGATGAGTCCAAATAACAATTAATGCTTGTAGTCGTTTGAATACATCTTCGATGGATACATTCTTAATCGCATAAACAAGTGCGGCAAAACGATAGTCATCTCGTGTGTCGGTAATACTATAATCATATGATTTTAGATGAATTTTATCTAGTTTTACCGTTTTAAGAGCATCATCAAATGTCATCATAGGAATCATATTCGAAGGAATATAAATTTGCGAATTATCGACAATGTGCTTTTCAGAAGGACTAACCATTTTATCGTTTTTTAGATTAATTTTTTCGTTTTTAGACTCAATGGTCATAATATTTTTAATTTTATCCTCAAAATCGGAAATATTCTTTTTCATCTCGTTGAAAGATTTGTAAAGGGCGATAATTTCAGAATTCATTTTTGAATAATACTTAATAAGTTAATTATACTAGTAATATAATAAATTTCAATTTTTATTCTAGTATGGATATAGAGATGTTACTTAATAGATGGCAAATTGCGACTATTTTTTATATCGTTTTTGTAATAATAATTATATCTGTAAAACCTTCAATGATGTTTACAGCAGAAGGACATGTTAAATCATGGAGTACATATAAATCAGAAGAATCAAGTGTATTTTCTCCTATAATTGTTTTCCCAATGATGGCTATAATTTGTTATTATTTAGGAATTTGGATTGAATTATTATTAATTAATTAAAAATGGAAAAAATATTTGATATAAATTGTTTAGACGATATTGTTGGAAATAATAGTACCATTAAAGAACTTGAAAAACAATTTGATGAATTAAAATTAAATGACCGCTACATGATTATCGGTCCATCCGGTGTTGGAAAAACAAAAACAATTGAATTATTAGCAACTAAATATGATTATGAATGTATTAAAATAGATAGTACTAATTGTGAAAATTCAAAAATATTACAAGATCGTTTAATTAAATTACATCAATGGAAAGACATATTTACATTTCAAGAAAATAAAAAAAAGAGAGTGTTATTGATTGATGAATTAGAAACATTAATTAAAATGGATCGTAATATTCCCTCAACAATTGTAAAATTTTGGAATACTTATTCAAATTGCATTCCATGTATTATAATTGGACAACATGAAGCAGAGAAAAAAACGGGTGAATTAAAAAAATTATGTAAAATATATTATTTTGAAACGCTATCTAGTAAAGAAATTCAAAAATATTTAAGAGAACGTGTTTCGATTAAGCTTATAAAGCAATCTGATTTAAAAAATATTTGTGAAATGTCGAATGGAAGTATTTATGCTGCTATTCAATCTATTCTTGAAATGAATAGTAAAAAATATAAACCGACACTATTATACAGTCAAGATTCGATATTTACAATAGATAATATATTTAAAACATTAAATAACAAGGAAATTTATATGGTTTTACAAGAGGATCCATGGATTCACCCGCTTAAAGTAATTGAGAATGCGAATAAAGTTTATTCATTTAATGAATATACAACATTTTTAAAAAATTACCTTTTCTTTGAAGAATGGATGTATCGCGGTGGGTCAGGAAATAATGATACATTACCAATTGGATTTCTAACTGAACTTATAAAACAATATAATCAAAGAATATCCATAAAAAAATATAAAAATATATCAATAACCATTGAATTTACAAAATTATTAAGTTATATATCGACCCAAAAAAAACTACACCGTTCTCTTTATGAAAAATTGCCCCATCATTTACCAATTTCTGAAATAGGGTATTATTGGGCACATCAATTGAAAACTATAAAATAATTTTTCTATGAATACATTAATAGGAAAGTAATGGCAGACGCTCAAACACCATCCATTGCTGAAACAACAGCTAGAGTTAGTCAATCTGTTTCGGATACCGCCGCATCTGTAGCATCCGGTGTTTCAACAGCTGTTTCTGGAACCGCTGAAAGTGTAAAAGAATTTAGTGGTAAATACGGAATTACAGTATTTATATCGATTGTTATTGCTGCTTTGATATTCTTCGTAGCTTATCTATTATATACTTACATTTCCAGTGTTATTTCTAATAAAATTCTATGGATAGTCCCAGAAACTAAAGTTCCAGCGCTTGGAAATATTTACACTCGTGCCTCAGGTGATGGAATCCCTACAAGTTTAAATGGAAGACGTATGTCGTTCAGCTTCTGGGTATATATTCATGATATTAACAAATACCAAGGATCTTATCGCCATATCTTACATCGTGGAGATGAAAACCCTGTAGGCGCTTCACCCATGGTAATGTTAGATAAAACACTAAACAAATTATATATTCGCTTTGGATCATTAGATTCAAATGACACAACCGCAACAAAGAAATGGGACGAAATTATTTATGAAAGTAAGAAATCAATCGCTACTGCCTGCGCAGCAACTTTATGTACCGCAGGTGAATTAGCCGCAATTAATGCTGTTTCTGATGAAGATGCCCTTCTAAAAGACATGGCTACACATGGTATTATCGTAGACTACGTTCCTCTTCAACGCTGGGTTCATATTTCAGTAATTGTAAATGAAACTGTAAACCGTGGTAATATGTATCTTTACATGGATGGTGAACTTGTTAAATCCATCAGTTCATCTGAAAAGATTACTTTATCAAACGCTACTACAGTCCAATATAGTTTCCAAAATTTACAATTAGCAAAGAAAGGAGACATTTGGTTAGGTGGAAATGCTGCCGGTGCTATTAACGTTGGATTTGCTGGTTTAGTTGGAAAGGTTGGGTTCACCAACTATGACATGAATGCTCGTGAAGTATACAAGGAATACCTCAAGGGTCCCATGGATAACCTCACTAGCAAATTAGGATTACCCGCATATGGATTACGCTCTCCAATTTACCGTGTTGGTTAAAATAATTAATTATTATTAAAAGATTTATATAAATTATATTCAATAATTTGTCTATTCGGAATATCATAAGTTATAAATTCATAACCGCATACTAAGATGCCTTGTTGTTCTTTTTGAACTTTATTCACAATAATAGAATTAAAAAAATTTAATAAACATAATATTTCTAAATGTTGTGAAGTTACTTGTTCGATTAATAATGGTTGTAAACTCGTACTTCGTATTACATTATTCGTTAAATTATTATCTAAAATACGATCCATCATTAAATTCGATTTTTGTTGTTGTTCTAAAAAAAGTCGAAAAGATAATGCGTGGGCTTTTTCAACAAACATTAATAATGATGATTTAGAACATTTTGGATCATAGTTTTTTAAAATCATATCTCGATGAACACCATAGTAAGTTCCTCGTGATGTTAAAGCATATAACTTAGGATGATGTATATATTTAGGGCGTTCTAAGTGTATTTTATAACGAATCATTCTTTTATTTATTTATGTTAATTGTTTTTCTTTTTATATACTAAGTGTAAAGAGAATGGCATTAATACAAGTTATTTTAGCAATTTCGCTTGTAATAATATTTTTTATTATAGGTTTTACTATCTATAATATGGAATTTATCAAATCAATACAACGATCTACAGGGGTAGTAAAAATATCAACACCTATATTTACTGGTGTAAAAGATTTTAACCATATATCGAATGAGGTATATGATACAAATGATTCAACAAATGGTTCTTATCGTAATATTTCTCAATCTTATAATCAAGGCGCAGGAGTAGAATATGCTTATAATTTTTGGTTATATATTGATCATGATAAAGAATTTACTTCTTCCTGCACAGATTCTACAGAATTAGCTGGTGATGCTGGATTCAAAGCTTCTACAATGAATCCTTCTACAACACCTTCCAACCCTTCAGGTGGTGCCCCAGTTATTTTATTCTTAAAAGGTCATAAAGAGCTCGGAAATTATAAAAATATTTGCGGAGTTAATAAAACAGATATTCTTATCAAAAATCCATTAGTTAAATTAGAACAATGTGCTAAAAATCTTACAGTTGAATTTAATACAATTCAAAGTGTAGATGCTATTTCAGAAAATTCACCAAACATATGTTCCCCAACAAATCCCAACTGGAATACAGCAAATGCTCATAAATTAACACTAAATGGATTAAATAAAGAAGAATTTGATAAAAAATGGAGTATGATTACCGTTATTGTACAAGATACATATCCAGAAGATCCATACCCTATCCGTAATAAAGTTAGATGCCGCATTTACGTAAATGGCATGCTTGAATTAGATCGTTACGTTGATGGAAAACTCAACCAAATAAATGAATCAGATAAATCAGCGAGTGTATTAAAATTAAACGATGGTAATTTACATATAGCTCCTCAATTAACTAATACAATTGGCGGTGTAGCATATAAAACATATCAACCCGCTGTTGAAAAAGGCTTAATGATGGCAGATTTAACATATTACAATTATATTTTAACTGCTGGTGAAATTGATAGTTTATTCAATGCGGGCTTTACTAAAGCAAGCGCTCCAGTTCCAGGTGATAATACGTTAGATCAAGATTTATACAACATTGCTACAAAACCAACAAAAAAACAATTATCTGATTAAAATTAACCATTCAATCGAACCTTTACTTCGACGGCATTACGCCTTCAATCGAACCTCCCATATTCCTGATTTTTTTGATGTATATAAACGACAATTATTTGGATAATGATGTAATAAAAAACTACATGATTCTTTTGATGTTTCTATACGATTAAATGGTCGCGACTGCATGCCGCCCGCACATTTATAATATTTTGTTTTAGGAACAATACGATTTAAACGTAAAACACCACCATCTTGGTGATAATAGCGCAATGTTCTCTCAAAATCTTCTTTTTCTTCAAGTTGTAAAATTAAAGATGTATTATGTTGATTAATACATCCCCAAAAAGCACCTACGCAAAATCGTAAATCATATGTATATTCTGATAGATCTTTCATAAAATATCCATTTTTTACTGGATAAATTCCAAAAAAGTTATAGCCCTTTAAAGTTAATTGCTGAAACGCACGTATTATTTCTTCACGAAACCGGTCTATCGTAAGAGGAATTAATGGGTATCTTTTTGATATTTTTAAATTAGGAATGGTTATATCTTCTATCATTTCATATAAGTCTTCAATATCATCATCAATTTGTAATAAATACGTACCTTCTGGATAATACAATCTAATAAAATTACGCATATTATGTAAACCGATTGGACCAACTACAATGGATATATCTGGGTAATTTATAAGAGCTTCTTGATATTTGATTAATTCTTCAGATACAACAAAAATAGCAATTCTATTTGTAGCTATATGAAAACGAAATAATAAATTTAATGTTTTTTGAAGTATATAAGAACTACGATTGTAAGAAGGAATCGCAATATATATATCTTCCATCTATTTTTATCTATATAAATAAATCACTCTAATTTAAACATTCCTTCATAAGTAGAATAAAATATGGCTGGCGGTGTTATGCAATTAGTTGCCGTTGGCGCGCAAAATCAATTTATAACAAATTCACCTGAAATGAGTTTTTTTAAACAAGTTTATAAAAGACATACTAATTTTTCAATGGAAAGTGTTCGTCAAACGTTTCTTACAAAACCAACTATTGAATTTTCAAGATCTGTATTTACATGTCGCATTAATCGTGTAGCTGATTTACTTCAAGAAGTCTATTTTTCATTTCAATTACCAAATGTTTATTCTTCAGATAAATTTCGCTTTCGCTGGATTGAAAATGTCGCCCAATATTTAATTTACAATTGTAGCGTTCGAATTGATACTCAATTAATTGATCAATTATGGGGTGAATGGATGGATATATGGAATGAGCTTACATTAACAAGTGATAAAAGAGATGGTTATAATAAACTTGTTGGAAATTTAGAAGATTTTAATAATCCTCGTACGTTAACACCATATGTAGTAATTGATAATAATAATATAAGTTACACACATTATCCAGAAGGACTTTCACTTGAGCAACCATCTATAAAAGGACGCCGCTTCTTTTTACCAATGCCCTTTTGGTTTACAAAAAACCCCGGTCTTGCTTTACCATTAATTGCCTTACAATATCAAAATATTGATATAACATTTGAATTAAGAAGTCAAGAGGAACTTTATCAAATATTTGATGCGACCCGTGGTCTTTATGTAAGTCCATTAGATTATCGGGCAAATCATCCAAGAGAGTCTGAAATCCCTATCAATCAAGACACGGACAATATTGGTTTACCAAATCTAGATGTATCTTTACAACGTTTTCTAGTACCTCTTAATACAAGTTATCAATCAGCACCTACCAGTATTGATATTGATGGATATTTAGAATGTAATTTCATTTTCTTGGATGAGGGTGAACGACGTTTAATGGCATTAAATAGTCATGATTATTTAGTCGAAAGAGTATTTCGCATAGAAGATGGTGGAATTAATGGAAATAAGACAATTGATTTAATGATTCAAAATCCGATTAAAGAAATATTATGGATTTTACGCCGTGATGATATGAACCGTTTCAATGATTGGGGAAACTTTACAAACAGTTTAACAAAATTACCAAATTATCATATTCTTAAAACGGCAAAAATGCTATGGAACGGTATGGATCGTTTCGAAGAAAAAACACCCGAATATTTTAATTATATTCAACCTTATCAATATCATACACGTACACCTAAAGATGGTGTTTATGTTTATAGTTTTGCTTTATACCCAGAAAAAATACAACCCTCTGGAACGTTTAACGCATCCACAGTGAATAAGATACAGTTTTATTTAACCACAAATCCATCAATTGTTGAAAATTATAACTATGACATAGTAATATATTCATTATATTATAATATTTTTAGAGTAATGAGTGGTTCCGGAGGTATGGTATTCGCAAATTAATATATATAAAATATTAAGTACAAACACTATGAATTTAATTTTATTAATTGTTATAGGCTTTTTTCTTTGGTTGGGTTATGCTTTATATGGCGCTTATAAAGGAATTGTAAATGAACTAAAAGAAATGCGTACCAAATGTATTGGAACAAATTCAGAAAAATTCGAATCAAGTATTAAAGAAACACCAGTTGAAGATGAAATTTCTAAAATACCCGGCTCAATGGTAAAGGGATTAGGATTATTAATGAAAATGTTATAATAATTTAAATTTAATTTTTATTTCGGCTTAAAGTTTTAAGCCCTATTTATTAATATTAAAATGCCAGTGAAAGGTGTTAAAAGCACCAAGAAAAAACCAGTTCCTTCTGTTGAAGAAGAAGTACCTATATCTACACCAATACCAGAACCTGAAAATTCGGTTATTACGGATGTTGTTGTACCAGTGTCTACTAGAAAACGTAAAAATACTAAAAAAAAAGAAGAACCTGTACAAACAGATACAAATGATCATGTAATTATACAATTACCAATACAATCTGATATTATTAAAACATTAATAGAAACAGATCCATTACTAAATCCATTAGAATATACTCCAAATATTATGGATCCAGAACCTTACGCTCCAAATAACCAATTTATATCAACAAATGACATTTTAGAAACTACAATTGAAATGAAAGACAATTATAATGAAATGATTAAAAAGGTAGCTCAAGAAACAGTTGAAACACATGACCATACCAATTGTTGCTACTGGTGCTGTCATTCAATTGGAGCAAAAGACTTTGGTATGCCTGTAAAATACGATGCTTATCATAAAACATTTACCACATTTGGTAATTTTTGTTCACTTGAATGTAGTGCCGCCTATAATTTTTCAAACCATAATGGTAGTGATCGTATGTGGGAAATCCATAGTTGGATTCAAATGATTGCTGAAAAAATTGGTTTCAAAACGCCCATTCGCCCCGCACCATCTAGATATTTATTAAAAATGTTTAATGGATCAATGGAAATTGAAGAATTTCGTAATGCGCATAAATCAAATCTAAAAACGTATATTATGAATATGCCGCCAATGATTCATGTACAATCTCATATGGAAATTTTAAATACTTCATATTTAGGACAAAAAAATAATATAACAACAACTGATAACAATGATAAAACAAAACTATATCGTAAACGAGCGGTTGTTGATATTAAAAAATCACTACAATCAAAAATGAATCTTACAATTACAAATATTAATGAAGAAACTGAATCTACTTAAAGAAAAATTTGATTTAGTCTATTGTGAATATGTTAAAGACTCACCAAACTCATTTTCTTCAGACAGTCGAAAAGCCCCTGATTTCCTCAATGACTACTAAAAATATTGATGCGACTTTTTATAGAGTTTCAACAATCACATGTAATGGATCAATCAATACTAGTGTGGATTTAACAATACTATATGATAAAATTAATGTTATTCATTTTGAGAATCCTGAAAATGGATTTATTTGTGCGACAGATCGTAACGGAAAAGAAACAAAAGGATTTAATCCTCTTAAGAAAAAAACTCCCAAAAAAAAAGATTCTGAGACAGAAGGTCGTAAATTTGATAATGCGATTTCAACATATTATAAAATACAAAATGATTATTACCCAAATGTAAAAATTTTTAAAAATGGAACTATCCAAATGACAGGTCTTAAGACCATTCCAGAAGGAGAAATTTTACATGGTCAGGTTTTTAAAACACTTTATAAAGTTTATCAAGAAAATCCTGAAATTTTTGAAAAAGAGCCTACATTTCATACAGATAATTTCTATGTTCGAATGATCAATAGTGATTTCTCTGTGCCTTATTTGATTCGTCGAAAAGAGTTACATTTAATCCTAATTTCTGAAAAATACCAAAATAGCTGTAGTTTTCAACCAGAGACGTATCCAGGTGTTAAGCTTCAATATTTCTGGAATCCTTTGATTGGTAATGGAGATGGAATTTGTAAATGTACTGAATCAAAATGTCTTGGTAAAGGAAATGGTAATGGACATGGTCAATGTAAAAAAGTTACCATTTCAATCTTCGAAAGTGGTAAAATTCTAATTACAGGTGCTACAAATTTTGAACAAATTAATGAAGGTTATGGATATATTACAAAAAATCTAACCGCAAATTATAATACAATTTGTAAAGTTTATAATTAAATAGTATAGTATTTACTATTACATACCACATACAAATTGATATTGATCTGATAATTTTTTATGATTTGGGAACTGCTGGGTATTATTTCCAGGACGTGTTTCACCTGGAATCATGTAAACACTCTGAGGAGGTGGGTTTGCGCTTTTTAAGTTTTCTGTTACCATAACATGTGCTTCTGGTATTACTGGTATATTTCGCCAAGGGGCATCAGCAGGTGCTTCTTTACCTGTATATAATCCTCCGTTGGCAGATCGGGGAGGAATAGTTATAGGAGCTTCTGTTTCAATGTAGCTATAAGAGAGGAGGGTCATTCGCTTAAATTTAAAGAATATAAAAGTTTCTTATTCATAGAATGAAACGTTCTGAACCAGAGCCCGAACAATTATCGAACGAAGAAATTATTCAACTTGTTAACGAAATCAGTCAAGATTCCGGAACCCAAAAAGATAAACTACGTGTTTATCGTAAAAAGTTTCCCGAATTCGCAGATAAATACCCTGTTTTATTCGAAATGTCCACCCAAGATAATTTTGATATTCAGCGATTAAGATTAATGTTGTCCCTACGCAATCGTATTGAAAACAGTAGTATTACTCAACATGATGCTTCTGCGCAAATCGGACAAGTTCTTTATGATGCTTATGTTAAAGACAAAATCAAAGATATTCCACCCACAAAATAATAATAAAAATTGAAACCTATTAAAGAGTTATGGTATATATTATCTATATAAACCTTTATTAAACCTATCTAAAAATGATTTTTCCTAAACTTTCCGCACTTCTAAATGAAGTTCATGAAGCTCATTCTCATCTAGCGACAACTGAAAATGTACAACCTCAAAGTCGTGTAAAAACATTGATGTATATTCTTACCAAAAAACATTACTGGCCTTATCTACAAATTAAATATTTCTCAAGCAATAGTTCTCTAATTTTGCTTCATAATGTATATCGTCAAGATGTACCTATTCAAGACAAAGAACTATATGATGAATGCCGTAGTGTTGTTCTAAATATGGATGCGGATCCTGGTAATAATATTATTCTATCTCTTTCTAAAAAAATTCCTATCCGAATGAATCCTACTGCCTTTGATGAAATTCCAGTTGATACTGTAAAAATGTATGAAATTGGATACGAAGGGACTATGATATATATGTACTATCACAATCAACGATGGTACATTAGCACTAGTACATGTCCATCAATTGATCGATCCAAATACTTTCATCCTAAGAAAACACATGGACAAATGCTAAACGAAGTACTATCTGGTTATTTTCCTGAAATTGAAGTTGATTCAACAATTGAAAATGAACATCAAGCATATAAAGATTATCAACAAAAGCTACGTTATAAATTTTGCGAGCAACTAGATACCACTAAAACATACAGCTTTCTTCTAGTTCATCATCAAAATGGATATCTAATGGATTATACTACTTTGTTCGGGGAAAACTACAAAGAGCTATTTCATCTAAATACAATTGATCCCAGTAATCTTATTGAGAACTATGATCAACAAGAAAATCTAAAAACAATTGGTGTTAAATATACTAATAAATTTCCTTCAAAAATTATTGCGATGTACTATCTACAAAATACGACACCTCCTATTTATGCGATTATTGCTCATACAGACGACAATATGTATAAAGTATCTAAACAGGAGATTATTGAAAAAGAAGAACAGCAAATTGGTCACCCTAATCAATGGGTAAATCTACTATGGATTTATATGAAAAACAAGCCTCATATTACTATGGAAGATTACATTACAAACAATCCATCAGAGGAATGGACAGTTTATGATTCATCAAATACACCTATTTCACCCGCACGAGTCGTAGCTAAAGTTATCACAACGATGCGTGATATTATTTATTCTCTTTATCGCACAACTACATATTATTTCAAACAAACAAATTCATATCGTATGAACCATGATATGGATGCATCTCTTCCACCAATTATTCGCTTTCATCTAGCACAACTCCGTCATCTACAAATTACTTATCATACAGATGGTCCATTAACACGAAAGGGTGTTCACCATTATCTATGCCATCATCAAACAATGAAAAATATTCGCTTGCTAATTAATGCTTTCGAAAGTTCATCCTTTCAGGTACAATTCCCGATGGATCCATTTACAATGAGTTGTTTCACAATTCTAAATACTCATATTAAAAACCAACGAAGCAATATTACAACAAATTAAAACTATATTTCTTGTATCATTGATCGTGTTGATGTACAAATTTCTTTAATAACCTTAGGTGTCCATTTTATAATTTGCTGAGGCAATTTTATTTTTTTACCATTATTATATAATCTTGTTATACGTTTTAATAAACTATTAGCGCTACATTTATCATCATCATAATTTAATGATAATGGAATTACACCATACATTTTGTCATAAAATGTTTTTCTATTTTTAGTATATTTATTCTTAAATTGATAAGCAGTTGATAATTGAATATATTCTGTATCAATAATTTCAGATTGAATTACTTCAGATGGCTCTGTTTCATTTAAAATACTTTCAATCCATATTAATTTATGTATTAAACGTTTTTGTAAAACCGTAGAGGGCACTTTTTGTAATAAATCCTTCCATTTATTTATTTTTTCTTCAATTGTTTTATTTATAGTTCCAATGTATTTTTCATCCTGAATTATTTCATCATATAAATCATTAATCTCTAATTCGTATTCTTTAAGAATATCAGTATCTTCTTTTGTAATGACTACCTTTGGTTTACGATATTTCTTTTTTATTATTGGCTTTACTTCTTCTGGTTTTACTTCTTCTGGTTTTACCTCTACATTTTCATCTTCATTTGTTTTTTTACGAATTTTGATTTTATTAACTTCATGATTTTCTATATTATCAACGCCTAATAGTTTCATTGGTAATGAACCAATTCGTACAGTACGTTTAGATTTATCTTGTTGTTCTTCACTCATATGTATTACTTTCTCAAAATCTTCTGGTATAGTCGATGAATAACGGCATCCTGTATAATAATAAATACCGGGACCGATATCATTTAAAATCTTTCTAATTGAAAAATTATTTCTTTCTAAATCTTCGTATGAAGTACCTTTACTCGCAGGTGGATAAATATTTCCTTTAAATACTTCTTTATGTATATCAGTTGTATAATCACTTATTGAATCAATCATTCCAGCATATTTAATACATTTTTGATCTCCTAAATTATGACGTTGCGTAGGTTCAATAAAGATATCACGATTAATTGGATAAAAGTTACGGAATACACCTGATTTTGCTATAATAACCTTGCCTGTTTTTTCATTATTTTCTTTATTTACATTTAAAAACAGATTTGTATATAAATTTGGCACATATTCACCAGGTAAATAAATACGTATTGAATGTTGAAGTTTATTTTCAATTTGTGATTTATACTTTATTGGATTTCTTAACCATTTACGTTTAGAGGGATCTGAAAAGATATCTTGAAATTTACAAGAGGTTGCTATATAATTATAACGACCACATTCTGGTAATAGTACAAGTACCTTATCTTTTGGCATAACATTACGATTTGGGAATTTACTAATAATCTCAGATCCATGACCAGATATTAAATATATTTTTTCATCATTTACTATTAATTCTGTATCTGTATTATCCTTATCCTTATCGTCTATGTTTACTTTACTTGATAAATATTTTTTATAATAAGGAGTATATTTTTCAGGTTTTAAACATTCTTCTAAACCATTACGTTGACTGGTATCGTTTTTAATTTTATCATTGAGTATATTTTCTTTTTCTACTAATACCTTTTTCATAATATTAATTTTATTTTCAGCACGATTTAATTTCTTATTAATTTCATCTGCTTTCTTTTTTACTTCTGATTTTCTAAATTCTTTTTGTTTAGTATCCCATTCATTAAATTGTTCTTTTTTAACATCACATAATGCTCTTTCATGTTCTACAATCTTATTATTTTTTTCTAATTCTTTATCACGATATATATTTGCGTTCTTATTACATTCACTTATGTTAATACTATCGTTACACGTTTGTATATCAATATTTTTATTTAAATTTAGTTCAATGATTGTTTTATTAAATTCATCTTTTAATAAATCTTTTTCTTCTTTTGTTTTATCAGTTTCTTTTAATGAAACTTTTAAAGCATCACGTAAGCTTTTTTCTTTCGCTTTATAGCTTTTGATTAGTTTCTTTTCACAATCATTTGCGGTAGTTTGTAATTTATTATTTATATTTAAATTACATTTCTGTATATCAAAATCTTTATCCATCGCAGCATTTAATATCTTTTTATCAAATTCTTTTTTCAATAATTTTTTTTCTTCAAGCGATTTATTTTTTAATTCAATTTTCAAATCATCACGCCATTCTTTTTCTTGAATTTTATATTTTTTCTTAATTTCTTTTATACAGTCTGCGCTCGTTTCTTTACATTTATTAAGTAAACTTTTGTATTTCTTTAAAATCTCACTTACATTATTTTTAAAAATATCTAAATTATTATAACACAATTGTACTTCTTTCTTTTTCATATTATAAACCATTTCAACCATTTGATATAATTCCTGTTCATACTTCGCTAAATCTTTTTTATAATTACCACTATCACTTATGAAATCATCTACTTGTCCATTTAATTTAGCTTTATAATTTACATACTGATACATTTCATTCATGAAACCATAATCTGACATTGGAACACGGATCTCTTTAAATATAGGATATGCGAATGATCGAATATCTTTTTCACGATTTAAATAACTTACCATTCCAGTCATTTCTTTATTAAATTTATTTAAGCCTTCCTCTGAAAATTTACCTTGATCATCTAAGTAAGTCTTTGAAAATTCTTCAAACTCCTCTGGGAATTTATTTTTCATAATTAAATTCATTAAACGAATCATATCCATCGCATCAGATGTATAAGGTGTAGCTGTCATCATTAATACTTTTACACTTTCTTTACCCGATTTTTCATAAGAGTTATTTAAAGATTTACGAATAACATCTATGTCTGCTTTTTCTTGACCTTCAACGTCCGCCGCGAATAGTTTATGTGCTTCATCAATAATCAATAGTGTCTTATGAAGGGGATCTGTACGACCATTATACTCGTATAATTTATCTGAAAATTTATTCTTTCCATCTAACATATTACTCAATTGACGATAAGATAAAGGTTCAATCCATTTTTTAGAAATTAATCGTAATTTCGCCGCTTGAGCTTCAGGTAGTGTTTTGCCTGATTTTAAGTAGGCTTGAACAACTACGCTACATACTTGATCAAACATATTCTTCCAAACATCTGGTTTTAATGTATAACGAGTCACGTATAAAATAGTATAATCATCTTGTTCAAATGTCGATGAAGCTGTCGCAATTGCTGTACACGTTTTCCCTGTACCCACTGAATGAAATAATAACATACCATGATTCGGGTTCTTAGGTGTAAAATTTTCACGAACAAAATCTTGTGTAGGACTAAATGTTACAAGAGGAGCGGCTGCTGGTTTTCCATCCTGAACAGCGGTAGAGGGCGGATCTACACATAAATTCTCAACTTTAACAGGCGGCCAATGATAGTTTGATTTTGAACCTCCAATTTTAAAATCATGTATATTTTTAGTATATTCTTTATCCGCAGCATTCGCAATAACAACCCGTTCTAATTCATTCGCAAATGCGATTTTCTTAGGATCAATATTACTATAACGTAAAAACATTTGGAAAAAATCATCAGCGGGGGTAATGCTCGGTAAATCTTTTTCTAAATGTTTTTTGATATCTTCTGGGACAGTTGTTTCATAACGATAAACGTGAAGAGGCCAGCCTTTTACAGAATCAAAATTTAATCCTTTTTGCCCACAGAAACGTGTTGCCCGCCCAATGGCTTGTTTTTGGTCATTCAATGTTGTTATAGATTCCATTAAATGAACATACTTTACATCGAATAAATCAACTCCTTCACGAAATCCAGAATCTAATACAATAATACGTATATTTTCACCATAGCTATTGCTGGGTCTTTGGTTATATGTTTTTAATAATTCACGACGAAATTGAACACCAATCGGTTTTTCATAAAACGCAACAGATGTTAATATAGCAAATGTATTATTTTTGTTTTCTTTTTTTAAATCTAAAGCAAACGACATACCTCGGGTCGTCTTTTTTAAGCGATATGCGTGATGAAACCCATCGGATTGTAATATAGAAGCCATTAACTTCGCACCATAAGCTGATTTAATATCTGAATAAATAAAATGTTTAAAAAGTTTTCCATGTTTCTTTAAATCTTTCGCATCTAATTCATGGATTGTTTCAATAAGCTTATTTAATTTTGGAGAAGCAATTGCCAAAACCTCTTTTACTTTTATTGGATTATATTCAGTGTTATCCATACGTAGCTCTTTTGTTAATTTAGATCCCCAATTTCCATGCTCTTTAATACACGTAGCAATTTTCTCCATTATAATTACAATGGAAAAATAAAAATTAAAATAATAATTTTAAACCCTTGAACATTTAAAACGCCGACTTAAGGTAATGTTTTAGCTCCTTCTCCCTTGTGGAAGGTTTCTTTACTGGAGGGGTTTCTTTCCTTTCAAAGGCATTCTTGAAGAAGTTACGATAATGCCTTTTGGGTATTTTCTGGAGTGAGGTACGTATGGACTGTATAATAGTATCTCTTCCAATTGATTTTTCTTTTTGTAAATGAGACTTCAATACGCTAAAAAAGTTTTCAATTGGATTGGTATAGTGCTGGTAGGGAACACTATATAGTAGATTGTTGTTTTGTAGAACAAACTTCTTGACATGAGGGTTGCGATGGCTACTTGCGTTATCCAATATAACCACCTTACCTGTCTGCCCTTCTGATAGTATATGGTTTTCCAAAAACTCTATTAACCGTTTCCCATCAATACCTCCACTCTCATATACATCGTAACCAATACAACCTGACGTGCTTATCGCAAATATGCCTGTGTATTTCTTGAATACCTCTTGGTTATGTGTTTTCAGGACACACCGTTTTCCTATCCTGTTTCTACAGTACTTTCTAACCATAAACGAACCCAATGATGTCTCATCAATACTTATCATATCATCTATCTTGTACTTCTTTATGGTGTTGTAGAATTCTTGTAGTTGTTCCTTGATATCAATCGGTTTCCCGTAGCGTTGTACTGGCTCATGACGCAGACGGGTACGCTTTAGTGTAAGATTGTTGTCCCTCACTACACGCCCCACATGTACCCGTGATATATCAAGAGTTGGAAAAGCCTCCAATAATTTTGTATGTAGCTCTTCTATGGTAATGGTTGGATTGGTACGTATTTGCTTTATCATGTATTGTACATGCGTGTTCTGTATCTTGTAAGCAACCGCTGGTCGGTTCTCTCTTTTGGTTGTTCCTGATTTCTGATAACGTTCTACCCATCGCATTAATGAGCGAGGCGAACAACCAAATATATGACAAGTCTCTATCTGGTTCTTGTTTTGTAGGTAATGTTTTACCGCAGTTTCTTTATAATCCTCTCCTTTATGGTGGGGCATGTTCCTCTTACTTACAACCTGATAAAAACTTAAAGATATCTTGTGATAGTAAGATAACTACGAAGATGTCGGAGAACATCACGGATATGAACAACGATATCCAAAAAGCATACGAACAAATCCTAAAAAGAAGGGCATATAGTGCCGAGTACATGCGAAAGTTCCGAGCAGAAAGAAGAGACGAATATAACGCCCAACGACGGGCAATGTACGCCAAGAAGAAGGCAAAAGAAAAAGAACAAAGTCCCGCTGAAGAACAATCCGAAGAATAAAAACTACTTAAAGATTATTTTCTTTGTTTATAGTAGTAAGCCAACTACAATGAAACGAAAGAAGGCATCCAAAGAGCCTCCCGACTTGCGACGAAAACCATCCTCCTATCGGACGGTGAAAACTTCGCTGAAGTCTATCCTCAGAGACTATGAAACCTACCAGCCCATACTGAACAATGTGGTTCTCCGTTGTAATTCCATTGTCACGGAGGCATATCAATTTATACGGTTGTATTGCCTCTACAAGTTCCATGATATGGAACCAATGCCTTCATTGGACGAGAAGTTCATATTGTACTGTATCCGAGCAACAGGCTCACGGGACAATCGTGGGAAAAAGGCTGAGAACGAGACCCTTCAAAAAGAACTAGAAGACTTTTACACAAAGGAATTCCAGCCGTTTCTCGCTCATAGTGAGAAGCATGACCTACGGAACTTTACCACTCTGCTTCCATATCTAGCAACTCAGATACACACAGGTCTTCACAATAACCTGAAAGAGCATTTCATTACCCGTCTCCTCCGATTTATCAACAAAACAACATCTGTTTATGAAGAGGGTCTTACCAAGGAAGAAGTTAAGAAGGAAAGACATGCGTTGAAGAATGCCGTGTTTGCGAAGGAACAAGTGCCTACCAGATATACAGTATGGGCAAAAGAGCATCTAGGTCATATTGTACCCACTACATGGGATGTGAGCCTACCTTATGATGTCAAAGTACATCCCGAAAAATACATCACACACTCTTTCTACATGAACCTTGTACTGGAACGGGATGGACACAAACTCTTCCAACCAATGAGCCTACGAAACACTATTGTACCACATTATATTACCTTTGATACAGCTAGTCTCATCAATCTGTTCGCAGAGAAGGGTAGCAAAGGGGCTATGTTGAAGAAGGTAAAGGATAATCAGGAACAGGTATGGAACCGTCTATTCAACCTTGACAAGCGTATCTTCCATCAGAAGAATTATCATTTCAACTTTACCCTTCAGACCGATGGAATAGGTGTATCGCTATTGTTTGTACATCGCAATTACAATGGGCGTAAGTCTTGTCCATGTTGCTCTACAGATGACAGTTATCCTTTCTACTACATGGAAGAACTGTCTGGTGACCAACTCAGTGGGTTTCATGAAAGAAATATGGTAGGAGCAGACCCTGGGAAGTTCAATCTCCTGTACATGGCTGATGGAAATGGTAACAAGTTACGATACACAGCATTCCAACGAAGAACCGAAAGCCTAAGCAAACGAAACCATAGTATCCTTCTCAAGGAGAAACAACATAATGGCGTTATTGAGAAAGAGACCAAGTTCAGTCAGCAGAACAGTAAGACGGTAGATTACAACAAGTTCAAAGAGTATCTTCGGCAGAAAAACAAGCTAAACTATGAGCTATCTGTCTTCTACGAGCAAGACCTGTTCCGTAAGATGAAATGGAGACAGTTTGTCTATACACAAAAGAGCGAAGACAGGTTTTTGAACAAGATAGCTAATGTGTTTGGTCATAACGCAATCATTGCTTATGGTGATTGGAGCAGGACAACCCAAATGAAGCATTTTATGCCTACGAAGGGTGTTGGGCTTCGCAAACTGATTTCCAAACGATTTCAAACCGTTAGCGTCAATGAATTCAGAACATCTAAGCTATGTTGTCATTGTCATCACGAGCTGTGTCATCTAAAGGTAAAACAGGAAACCAAAAACAAAAAGGTGTTCAGGTGTCTGGTGTGTAACGAGTGCGTAAGCTCCGAAAGCAAACAACCCGTATTTGTTACACGAGACCTGAACTCCGCAAAGAATATTCTTCATTTAGCGAATAGCTGGATAAAGGAGCAAAAACGCCCTTCTGTGTTTCAACGCACAGAGGGGCTGACCTTCACCCCAACTGGGGAGAAAGTTGGTCAATCCGTTGATTTTGCCGTGGGTAAAGCCACAAATCCTTGAATTTATTACGCTAAAAGTCGGCGTTTTAAATGTTCAAGGGTGTAAAACGAAATATATAAATAAACTAAACTACAATTAAGTCTTTTTTAGATTGTTTGAATTTCTCTATCTTCCATTTTACGAAAGATAGCCCATCGATTTAGGAAACTGAAGCGTGTTTGCTCAGGATCTTTGTCTAGAGATCGAATGGCATCATCTAGGAAGCGATTGCGAGATGGATCATTTTCAACCATTTGTTTCTTCAACATTTGAAAGGTATCACTAAAGAATCCATCTTCAACAATTTCAAGATGATATTCTTTGGCTTTTTCTTTGAGTACTTCAAAATGTACCAAGTATTCTGGGATGAAATGGTTGGTATTCTCTAGATATACA